AGTGAAAAGATTAAGAAAGCTCTAAAGAATAAAGCTGATAAACATAATGAGAAGTATGGAGATAGTGCAACTAAAAGAACAAATGTTAGAACTCTATCAGCAGTATTTCTTAGGGGTGTTGGTGCTTATTTTTCTAATAGAGGTTCAGTCCGACCTGGGGTTACTGGTCCTGATCAATGGGGACTAGCCAGAACCAATAGCTACCTTTTTGCCTTGAAGAACGGAAGATTCCAAGGTGGCAAACATGATACTGATTTATTTCCAAAGGGGCACCCTCTAAGCAGTAAAGACTAATATGAAACTAAAGACTAAACAGGAGTTTAGGAGAAGAGTATCAGATGTCCAAGAGTTTAGGATCCAGCTAAGGCTTAGAACAAATCTTGAGAGATCTCTTCTTAGACAACTCAACAAAGTATTTAGAACATGGCTCAGCTCAACATTATTTATATATAGAGAAACCGGAACCTTTTCCAGAGGTGTTGCTCAAGGAAGATTAAATGAAGAACTTGTCCCGGTGTTGCAAAGACAATATAGAAAGATCTTTGAAACAATAATCTCAGCAAATGTAGATAGACTTCAAAAAGAAGAAAAAGCTGAGGAGGCTTTGGTCTTTGGTAGATCTATAAACTTTGAAGAATTGGTTGAGGAATATTTTGGCAATAGAGATCTGGTGTTAGCAAACATTGGGGATAGACTTGCCAGAAGAATTGATAGAATAATTCAGAATGGTAGAGCTGATGATCTAACACTTGATCAGATTGCAAGAAATGTTCAACGGATCTTAGGTCCAAGCATCAGAGCAAGAGCAAATCTCATAGCAAGAACAGAGACTCACAATGCGGCAAGTTTTGCAAACCATAGATATTATTCTGATGTTGCAGATGAATTAGAAATCAAGATGAAAAAAAGATGGGTGGCTGTATCAGATGCCAGGACAAGATCTTTCCATGCTGATGCAAGTGGTCAGATGAGAGATATGGAAGATGACTTTGATGTTGGTGGTGCCAAGATGTCCTATCCCGGAGATCCTAGAGGTGGTGCAAGAAATGTTATCAACTGTAGATGTGTAGTGGTGTATGCAGATGAAAGAGATATGTAAAGGCATAACAGCCGGGACATTTGATCTGCTCCATGCTGGTCATGTTGCAATGTTGGAAGAGGCCAAAAGTGTTTGTGATCATTTGACTGTTGCAATCCAAATAGATCCATCAATAGATAGACCAGAAAAAAACTCTCCAGTCCAAACAATAGTAGAAAGACAAATCCAGATCAAAGCCATAAAGTGGGTAGATGATATTATTATCTATAGCCGGGAAAGAGAGCTGGAAGATATATTTGTAGTCTTGCCTTTAGACATTCGGATTATAGGAGAAGAATATATTGATCAACCTTTTACTGGCAAAGACATTTGTGAAAGAAGAGGAATCAAGATCCATTACAATTCAAGGCAACACTCTTTCAGCTCATCAGAGTTGAGGAATAGAAAAGATTAGATTATATTGATCATGTGGGGAATGATAATTTATTCCAAACTGTATATATTCTATGTTCATAGATCTTCAATAAAAAGTTCCCCACTTCATAACTCATACTTATAATATAACCTCTACTATAACTACAGCTTATAACAGGGATCCACCGGGCTAGATTCCAGGGTGTTTGCGGCTTTTGACCGGGATCATCCAGGGTTAAGCCGGGCTGAACAGGGCTTAAAACAGGGTTTTTGGCGGCTTGTCCGTTATAGAGCTGCAAAATTTACCAGGGTTCAAACAGGGAAAAAAACAGGGCAAAAACAGGCCTAAACAGGGACTCCCGGCTGGACCTAAAAAATTGCAGGGAAAAAACAGGGATCTGAAACAGGGCAAATCCGAATGTCCTAGATCTTGGGATGGCATTATAGATAGTCAACTAGATATTGTGTTTTAAGGTTTCCTCAAGTAAGATTTAATCTGGTAAAGCTAATGTTTTGCAAGATGGGAGAAAAACACTATGGCAAAAGATAAAGAAAGTGTTTTAACCAATGAAGTTACTCAAGATTCCAAACGGAATGAGCTAGAAGAAAAATACAATAATATTTCAACTTTGGTTGAGGGACTTAAATATTCTCACATGAAAGATCCAAAGAAAAAGAAACCAAAGAAAAGAAAAGAAGAGATCCGTGAGGATGTCTATGATAATCCGGGAGAAGCTCAATCAAGAGCAAGAGAGTTGGGATGTGTAGGAATACATTCTCAAGATGACAACGGAACGGAAGTATTTATGCCATGCAAAACCCATGAAGAATATTTAAAGATTGTCAGCAATGATGAGGGCAATGAACCAGATGAGGGAAAACCCGGATACCACAAAAAGCCAAAAAAGAAATCTGATTGTGAATGTGAAGAAGAAGAAACTGTTTTAGATATTCAAACTCCAGTCCAACTCAAGGCAATGGATGATGATGATGAGCAAAAAGAATATGGATTCTTTGAGGGTTATGGATCTATCTTTGGCAATATTGATCTGGGTAATGATGTTATCCAGAAAGGAGCTTTTACCAAATCACTAGAAAGCAGACCACCATCAAAGGTTAAGCTTTTATATCAACACAAATCTGATATGCCTATAGGGGTTTATGATGAGATCCGTGAGGACTCAAAGGGATTATATGTAAAAGGTAGAATTGCTCTTAAGACTAGAGCTGGAGCTGAGGCTTATGAACTATTAAAGATTGGAGCATTAGATGGATTGTCTATTGGTTTCAAAACAAATCCAAAGTCAGTATCTTATGAAGATAGAGGACAAAGGAGAATAATTAAAGAAGTTGATTTAATGGAAGTTTCATTGGTAACTTTTCCAATGAATCCTAAAGCTACTGTTACAGTAGTCAAAGGACAAGATATTTCCATTAGGGATTGGGAGAGAGGATTGCGAGATGCTTTCAGTCTTTCCAGATCTGAATCAAAAATATGTGCAAAAGCACTTGAAGAATGCTTTCAGCGAGATGCTGATAAAAGTTCAGAATTGGTAGATGCCATTAAGGAACTCCAGACTGATTTACAAAATTGGTCAAGGGAGAAAATTAATAAACATCAGTAACAAAGGAGGACTTTATGTCAGAAGATGTTAAAACTGTAGTTGAGAACTTTGGTCAAGCTTTTGAAGAATTTAAAAAAGTAAATGATCAGATTCTTGATGACAAAGCTGATGGCAAAAGTGTAGCTGGACTGGAAGAAAAACTTGTAAAGATTGAAGAAGATTTACAAGGCTTGGAAGATCAGAAAAGTGCACATGAGCAATCAGTTAAAAAACAAGCAGAGATTACTGAAAAGCTAGAGAAATTAGAGACTGTTCTATCAAGACCAGAATCCGGATTCTCAAGTCAATCAGTTGACTCTGAACTAAAACTCTTTGATGCATATTGCAGAAAAGGATTTGATAAGCTTGGTGCTACAGAGCAGAAAGCTTTAACAGTAAGCAATGATTCTACGGGTGGTTATTTAGCACCCCCGGAGTATGTCCGTGAATTACTTAAAACAGTAACGGAAATATCTCCAATTAGATCTATTGCAAGAGTGAGATCTACATCAGCTAGATCTGTTCAAATACCAAAGAGAGCATCTACATTCTCAGCCCAATGGGTTGCTGAAAGTGGAACAAGATCTGAGACTACTGGTTATACAGTTGGCTTAGAGCAACTCTCAGCACATGAGCATTATGCTCTTGTTGATATTTCTGAACAGGATCTTGAAGATACAGTTTTCAATCTTGAACAAGAAATGCAAAGCGAATTTGCTCAACAGTTTGCAAAAGCTGAGGGTGCCGCATTCATTTCTGGAGATGCTGTAGGTAAGCCAGAGGGATTATTAACAAACTCATCAGTTGGAGAGGCCAACTCCGGTAACGGAACAGCCTTAACATCAGATGGTCTGTTGACTTTGGTTCACTCAATCAAGTCTGAGTATGGCAATAATGGTAGATTTGTTTTTAACAGAAATACTTTAGCCGACATCAGAAAGCTGAAAGATAGTGCTGGACAATATGTGTTCCAAGCAGGAATGTCTTTACAGAGTGGAGTGCCAAATACAATATTGGGATACCAATATGTTGAGGCAAGTGATATGCCTAATGTAGGAGCTGGAGCTTTTCCAATCCTATTTGGAGATTTCTCTAAAGCATATCTGATTATAGATAGGGTGGCTCTTGCTGTATTAAGAGACCAATATACTCAAGCAACAACTGGAAATGTTAGATACATTGCTAGAAGAAGAGTGGGTGGTCAAGTTATTCAGCCAGAAGCTATTGTTAAACAGAAAATATCAGCTTAAGGCTAAGGAGTATTTATTATGATGGATTTAGCAAATAATCTAATTGCAGTTCAATCACTAGCTCCCCTAGTGAGGACTGCTGATGCTAACGGAAGTGGTGTTGATCTTCAAGGATTTGAGGGTGCAATGGCTATCTTTGATATGGGTGCTGAGGGAGATACTCTCTCAAGCTCAGTCAAGATAGAAGTTAAACTTGAGCATTCTGATGACAACAGTTCTTTTTCTGCTGTAACTTCTGCAAATGATGTAACAGATGGTAGTGTAGATTCTAATGGGATCTGGGCAACATTTGATGACAATGCAGAGGCACCAGCAGTTGTTGGAATTGGTTATGTAGGTGGCAAAAGGTATTTGAGAGTTGTAGCAGACTTTAGTGGAACACATTCAAGTGGATCCCCTATATCAGCTATGATCATCAAAGGCTTTGCTAGACATAGCGAAAATGCAGGAGCTAGTTCAACTAGCTAAACTGTTTAGGGTAGGAGTTATTCTCCTACCCTACTTTTTAAGGAAATAATATGGCTAAGAAATTTAAAATGATTGTTCCAAAAGCTGGAGCATCTAATGAGCAAGGTAGTGATCTAAAGCTCTATGGTTTGGATGAAGTTGTTGAAGTCAAAGAGACTTGGCAAGAAGATCTAATGAATACATTCATAGAGAATGGATTTGCTATGGAAGTAAAAATGGATAGTGCTGATCAGACTGCTGAGATACAAGCAGAGATTAATCCAGATGAAGATCCGGAAAGAGCAAGGAATGAGAAAGGACATTATATAGCTGATGATCCAGATACTCCGGATGTGAATGAAGCTTATGTTGGTGGCAAAGCTCCAGCAGTTAAGAAAAAGACTACTAAGAAATCAACAGCTAAGAAGTCAACAAAGAAAAAAGCTTAAGCACTAAAATAAATAAACCAAGATAGATTCTTGGTGTTAAGATTAATAAAGCAGATGCATAAAATGGTAGAGACCATTAATTTTATAGGAAAAGTTAATGAGTGCTGGTTTTCATCATTTTATAATAGAACAAGGGGCAACCTTTCAAAAGATCCTTACTCTTAAGGATAGTGCCGGATCTGTTATAAATCTCTCTGGATATTCCGGAGCAGAAATGGATCTCAGACTTGATTCTGATTCCTCAACTACAGTCAAAACTTTAACTACAGCAAATGGTGGCATAGTCAACGGAGGTTCAGCCGGGACTTTGACATTGCTGATTTCTGCTACTGATACAGCAAGTCTAACAGCCGGAGATGGTGTTTATGACCTAGAGCTAACTGATGCATCCGGTAAGGTGGATAGGCTCTTAGAGGGGACATACAGCATCAGAGGTAATGTAAGCAGATGAGTATTGTAAGTAGCATAACAGTTCAAGATGAAAGTAATTTATCAATAATTACTGTTGGAACTCAAGGAGCAGCTGGACCCAATACCATATTAAGTAAATCAGTAAACTCTTTAACACTTGGAGCATCAGATGAGGGTGGTCTTTTAATTTATGATAATGGCAACAATCATTGGTCAATATCAACCCAGGCCAGTTCCCCGGTTGCTAAGGTAAGACAATTAACCTTTACTGGTGGAGGTGCTACAGCAACCCAGATTTTAGATGAAGATAACATGGCATCAAACTCAGCCACTTCATTAGTAACTCAACAATCAATCAAAGCTTATGTAGATGCTCAAGTTTCTGGATCTGGATCTTTAGGAATATCAGATGGATCTAGTTCAATATCTATAACATTATCATCAGAAACATTAGGTCTAAAAGCTGGGACTGGTGTTTCAGCAACATACTCCGGGAATGATGTAACCTTTGCCATTGGTCAAAGTGTTGGAACTGGAGACAATGTAACTTTCAACAATGTCCAGGTAGATGGAAATCTAACCATATCTGGGACTCAGACCTCTGTTAATACTGCTACTTTAAATGTTGCAGACAATGTAGTCATTGTGAACTCAGACTTTACAGGTGCAAACCCAACAGAGAATGGTGGTATAGAAGTTGAAAGAGGAACTCAAACCAATGTTACTTTTGTTTGGAATGAAACAACTGATAGATGGACTGCTGATAATCCCCTACAAGCTACAGAATATTATGTAGGCAATACAAAGATTGTTGATAGTAGTGGTGTTTGGCAAGGACCCTCAGCCGGGCTCAAAGGTCAAAAGGGCGAGGTAGGAGCTCAAGGATCTCAAGGATCTAAAGGAGAAAAAGGATCTACTGGATCTACTGGATCTCAAGGAGATAAAGGTCAAAAGGGAGAGGTAGGTGTTACTGGCTCTCAAGGTATTCAAGGTAATCAAGGAGACAAGGGACAAAAGGGAGAGATAGGTAATACTGGATCTCAAGGTATCCAAGGTATTCAAGGTATCCAAGGGGATAAAGGTCAGAAAGGAGAAATAGGAGATAAAGGATCCAAAGGAGAAGTTGGAGTTACTGGATCTCAAGGATCCAAAGGTCAGAAAGGAGAAATAGGATCCCAAGGTGTTCAAGGCGATAAAGGACAAAAAGGCGAGGTTGGTTCCCAAGGTATTCAAGGTAATACTGGATCAACCGGTAGCACGGGAGCTCAAGGAGATAAAGGAGAAAAAGGTCAAAAAGGAACTACCGGGAATACTGGTAACACGGGTGCTACTGGATCTAAAGGTCAAAAAGGAACTACAGGAGATACGGGATCTAAAGGACAAAAAGGGGAAGTTGGTAATACCGGATCCCAAGGTGTCCAAGGAGACAAGGGAGATAAAGGGCAAAAAGGTTTGACTGGTGGATTTGGTGGTCAGACTTTCAACTATGTTTTCAATAATGCTACATCAGATGCAGATCCTACAGCCGGGAAACTTGCTTTTAATAATGCAAACTTAAGTTCAGCATCAATATTATTTATAGATGATTCTGATGATGATGGATCTGATATTCAAACTTATCTAAGAACTATTGATGATTCTGATTCTACAATCAAAGGTCATGTCCGAATATCCAACAGAGTTGATGCTAGTGATTTTGCTATCTTCACTATTGGAGGATCTATTACAGAGGCAAGTGGATATTTCAAAGTCCCGGTATCTTATGTTTCTGGATCTGCAACTTCATTCTCTAATAGCGAGAATATAGTTTCTACATTTGCCAGAACTGGAGATACTGGAGATACAGGTGCCAAAGGTCAGAAAGGAGAAGTTGGATCTGGTGGCTCAAAAGGACAAAAGGGAGAAATAGGATCTCAAGGCAATACAGGTCCTACCGGACCCACGGGTCCAACTGGAACTCAAGGTCCAACTGGATCTTCTGGATCTGATGGATCTGCTGGTCAGAAAGGTCAGAAAGGAGAGATTGGTGTTACCGGAAATACTGGAGCAGCCGGGAATGATGGAAGTGCTGGAGATAAAGGTCAGAAAGGTCAAAGTGGAACAAATGGCTCAGATGGTTCAAAAGGTCAGAAAGGAGAGGTTGGTGTAACTGGATCTACAGGTCCAACGGGTCCAACCGGCTCTACTGGTAATGCTGGATCAGATGGGGATAAAGGTCAGAAAGGGGAAGTAGGAGCTCAAGGTTCTACAGGTCCTCAAGGTAATACCGGTAATACAGGTCCAACAGGTCCTACTGGTGGAGATGGCAATGATGGAGATAAAGGTCAGAAAGGGGAGATAGGTGTAACCGGACCCCAAGGATCTACCGGTGCTGGTGGTAGTAAAGGTCAGAAAGGCGAAGTTGGGGTTACTGGAGATACTGGTTCCAAAGGACAAAAGGGAGAGGTTGGAGTTGCAGGTCCAACTGGACCTGGAGGATCTACCGGAGGAACAGGCCCAACTGGTAGCAAAGGAGAAAAAGGTCAGAAAGGAACTACTGGTAATACCGGATCAACTGGTTCAGCAGGTAATGATGGATCTGATGGTGCTAAAGGACAAAAAGGAGAAGTTGGAGTTACCGGGAATACTGGTGGAACAGGTCCAAGTGGACCAGCCGGAGCTGGAGGAGATAAGGGACAAAAAGGAGAAGTAGGAGCTCAAGGCTCTACTGGATCTGCTGGATCAAATGGTTCAGATGGCGATAAGGGACAAAAAGGGGAGGTAGGATCTACGGGTCCAACCGGACCTAGTGGATCTAATGGATCTAATGGATCTGATGGTAATGATGGTAATGATGGCTCCAAAGGTCAAAAAGGAGAAGTTGGAGCTACCGGATCTGGTGGTGCAACTGGTAGTAAGGGACAAAAAGGAGAGGTTGGTGTAACCGGCTCTCAAGGTAACACGGGATCAACTGGACCCACCGGACCTACAGGTCCAACAGGAAGTGCCGGATCAGATGGAGACAAAGGGCAAAAAGGAGAAGTTGGAAATACTGGTTCAACTGGTAGTGCCGGAACAGATGGCTCTGATGGATCTAAAGGTCAAAAGGGCGAAGTAGGAAATACTGGCTCAACAGGTCCAACGGGTAATACCGGGGGAACAGGTCCAACCGGATCCAAAGGACAAAAAGGCGAAGTAGGTAATACTGGTAATACTGGTGGAACTGGAGATAAAGGTCAAAAGGGAACTACTGGTAATACCGGAGGAACTGGACCTACGGGATCTAAAGGGCAAAAAGGAGAAGTAGGATCTACTGGAGGGACTGGACCTACAGGTCCAACTGGCTCTGGTGGAGCAACAGGTAGCAAAGGACAAAAAGGAGAAGTAGGATCTACTGGTGGTCAAGGAGATCAAGGTGCTACTGGACCTACAGGTCCTACAGGTCCTACCGGATCAACCGGAACTGGAATTACATTTAAAGGATCTGTTGCCAATATAGGTGCCTTACCAAGCAGTCCTACCCCAAGTTCTGGAGATGCATACCTAGTTCAAACAGATGACTCTCTACATATTTATGATGGTAGCAGTTTTGTTTCTGGTGGATCTATACAAGGTCCAACAGGACCTACAGGTCCTACCGGATCTACTGGCTCAAAAGGTCAGAAAGGAGAAGTAGGTAATACCGGACCTACTGGACCTACTGGTTCTACGGGTAATACTGGTGGAACAGGTCCTACGGGTTCAAAAGGTCAAAAGGGCGAAGTTGGAGTTACAGGAAATACAGGTCCTACTGGACCTGGAGGATCAACGGGTAGTGCTGGTTCTGATGGCGATAAAGGACAAAAGGGACAAACTGGTAATACCGGATCTACAGGACCTACAGGTCCATCTGGCTCAAATGGATCCAATGGTTCTAAGGGGCAAAAGGGAGAAGTAGGTAATACCGGCTCAACTGGTTCTACTGGATCCAAAGGTCAAAAGGGAGAGGTTGGCTCAACCGGACCTACAGGTCCATCTGGTAGCAATGGCTCAAATGGTAGTAAAGGACAAAAAGGTCAAACGGGTAATACTGGTAGCACCGGACCTACTGGACCTCAAGGATCTACTGGAGATACCGGGGGAACAGGTCCTACTGGTAGCACGGGTGCCAAAGGTCAAAAAGGACAAACCGGAAATACAGGTCCCACCGGTTCTGCTGGATCTAACGGAAGTAACGGAAGTAAAGGTCAGAAAGGGGAAGTTGGATCTACAGGTCCAACGGGTCCATCTGGATCTAATGGATCTAACGGATCCAAAGGTCAGAAAGGTCAAACCGGTAGCACGGGTGGAACAGGTCCAACCGGAGGAACAGGTCCAACTGGACCTACAGGTCCTACTGGATCTAAGGGACAAAAAGGTCAAACAGGTAATACGGGTGGAACGGGTCCAACAGGTCCCGGTGGATCTACTGGTGCTAAGGGACAAAAAGGTCAGACTGGATCTACTGGAGGAACAGGTCCTACGGGATCTACAGGTCCTACTGGACCAGCCGGATCAAATGGTAGCAATGGAAGTAAAGGTCAGAAAGGTCAGACTGGTAATACTGGAGGGACTGGACCAACTGGTGGAACTGGACCAACCGGTTCAAAAGGTCAGAAAGGTCAGACTGGTGCAACTGGTGGCACCGGACCTACGGGTCCAACTGGACCTAATGGAAGTAATGGTTCCAATGGTTCTAAAGGTCAAAAAGGTCAGCAAGGTGCTGGAGGTGGAACTGGACCTACCGGACCTACGGGAGCAACTGGTCCAACAGGTCCTACTGGACCTACAGGTCCAAATGGTAGTAATGGATCAAATGGATCTAAAGGTCAGAAAGGACAACAAGGAGCCGGAGGTGGAACCGGACCTACTGGACCAACCGGACCTCAAGGTGTTCAAGGTAATACTGGACCTACAGGACCTAATGGATCAAATGGTTCAAACGGATCTAATGGAAGTAAAGGACAAAAAGGGCAACAAGGAGCAGGCGGAGGAACAGGTCCTACTGGACCTACCGGACCCCCAGGTCCTAGTGGTGGAACAGGTCCTACAGGTCCAACGGGTCCAACGGGTCCAACGGGTGCAGTCTCTACAAACTCAAATGCTCAAGTTAATAGCTTAGGAGTTGGAACAGGTGCATCTGGAACAGCCGGGGAAATAAGAGCTACAAATAATGTAACTGCTTACTACTCAGATGAAAGATTAAAAGACTTTGAGGGCATTATTGAAAATGCTATATCTAAGGTAATGCAAGTTGGTGGTTATTACTTTACAGAAAATGAAGTTGCCAAAGAATTAGGCTATGACAATGATAGATTACAAGTTGGGGTAAATGCTCAAGAGATACAAAAGATCTTGCCAGAGGTTGTTACAGAAGCTCCAATAGATGAAAAATATTTGACTGTATGGTATGACAAGCTAGTCCCATTATTAATACAAGCAATCAAAGAGCAACAGCTAATGATTGAAGAGTTGGCAAAAGATTCTCATTCTCCAAAAGGTATTGCAGATCTTGATGGATTTGATGACTTAGAAGAGAGGATTAATAAGCTAGAAAATAAGGATGATTAATGTCTTGGAGTGCTAAACATTTATCCTCATCAGAAGTTGATAGTCTGGTAGCAGATGGAAGTCTTGAAAGATTATATGATGATTCTAAAGACAAGATAGAAAACAAAAACTATGAACTCTATGGATCTGATTCTGATATATCAGATGATGAAAAGTTAAATCATTGGATTGGATTAATGGCATCTCATTCTGATGGGAATGTAATGTCAGATTCTAATAAGACTTTCTATACTATTGGAGCATTCTTTAATGATGAGATCTATATGATAAGTGCAAACTATTATGACTCATCAGATAAATCTTATAATTATTGCCATGCATTAGTTGGTAAAAAAGATGGATCTAAAGGATATTCTTTTGGTCCAGAGTTTTGGAGTCCTTTATCTACTTTGATGAAATCATTGGGTGCAACTCAAATGGTATTTTGGTCAACTCCCGGAGGATCTTTATCTTTTAGAGCCGCTACTGCAAAGGGAAATCCAGAGGTATTTGACTATGACAATATGGTTCAATCAGAGGAGCAAGAGAATATTGATATAGATTTAGTCAATGAAAATGAAGTTCCGACTGAGGATGGATCTACCAAAGAGCAAACAGCAATGAAGATAATGCAAAAAGAATCAAGAGTAATCAAAACAGTAAGACCTTTAATATGACAAAAATAACACAAAACAACATTCAAGCAGATGGCATAGGAGATGTCTTTGAAGATACAAGGGTTACAAATGGAAGAGGTAGTTCTGTTAATATTGTTACTCAAGATACTTATGCTGATAGATCTCCATTAGCTAATGATTCTTCAACATTAAGAGCTCAACAACCAGCCGGATCTACAAGAAGATATTCTGATTTTAGATCATCTGTAAGAGTGATTATGGAAAATGCAATTAGATCTTATACAACTGGAACTGGTAAAAGTGCTGTAACCCATTCATTGTCTGGTTGGGCAACAGTTGGAGGAATGCAGGCGGCAACTAGTAATGGAACAACTTCTCAGTCTGGAGCTCTTTGGGATGGAGATAATAATTACACTACAGCAGCAAAACCTTTCAGTCATTTCAATAGTGGATTTGATGCCAATAAATGGATAAGTGCAATATTAGTAGATACTTTCCTTAGTGGATTTGCTCAGCAACAAGATGTCTATTTATGTTTTGAGGGAGCTGGAGCTCAAACAACAGATACAGACTGGACATCATTAAAATTCAAAATGGATGGTGAAGCCACGCAACCTATTGATTATACAAGTGTTGGAATATCTGGTTCTTTTAACAGAACAAGTGCATCAAGTGTTTATACATCTTTCAGCAGAGTTGTTTATAAATATGAAAATGTAAGTATTGGTGGAGCTCCAGTATCAAGGTATTTCTCTTTAAGTGGCAATAACAATGCCGGGTTTAGTTCTTGGATCATGTTCACATAATATCTTTTACAACAAATAGGAGATATACTTTAGAAAACTCAGAGGAGTGCTTATGAAATCTATATGGCAACTTTGGAGTCAAATACTTGATCCCGGTGTAGTTGATAAAATAATTCAAGAATGTGAATACTATGATCCAATGGAGGCCGTTACTGGTCAAGATAGTGAATCAGTAAAGAACAAAAAGGTTAGATCCTCAGAAGTAAGATGGATCAATCCTACAGACACTAATTCTAAATTCATAACAGATCTATTATGGGAATATGTAGATCAATCCAACAGAAATGCTTTTGGAGTGAATGTGTCAAAGATCTTTGACATTCAATATACAAAATATCATGCAGAAAAGAATGGTCATTATGATTGGCATTTTGATACTTTCTGGGGAAACAATTCAGAGTGGGATAGAAAGCTAAGTATTACAATACAGCTTTCAGATCCAAAAGAATATGAGGGTGGAGAGTTTTTGTTAGATCCTCAGTATGAACAACCAGATCCCAAAGCAATAAAACAGAAAGGAAGTATCTTGGTCTTTCCATCTCCTATACTTCATAAGGTTATGCCAGTAACAAAAGGGACAAGGAAAAGTCTAGTAGCTTGGGTGGAGGGTCCTAAATGGAAATGATAAAAACTTTTATAGAGATTGGGACAAGTGATTTTGATACTTGTTTGGATCTAGCAAACAATGGAGATTGGGTTGGTGTTATGTGTGAACCATCTCCACCATATTTCAAAAGCATGAGTGAAAAGGTAGCTCAATCTCTACATCCAGAGAATGTATTTTTAGAAGAGGTAGCCATCTCTGATTACAATGGAAGAACTGCTTTTACTGTATCTAAGCAAGATGGTCCAGAGTGGGTAAGAGGTATCTCTTGCATTACAGCTCAACATCATAGGGGAGAAAGGATGTTTGATTTCCCAGAGAATCATCAATATATAGATCAGCATACAGAGGTTGATTGCATGACTCTAAATAGTCTGATAGCCAAACATAATTTTGAACATATAAATTATTTAAAGATTGATACAGAGGGACATGAATTAAATATATTAGAAAGTTATGATTGGGAGATAAAGCCAGACTTTCTAAGAATTGAGCATTCTCATATTGATGATATTTATTTATCTAACCTACTCAAGGAGCAAGGCTATACAACTTATCTGGAGAAGTTTGATGTCTATGCTATTAAATGAAAAAGCTAGTTATATCACTACACAAAAGAACAGATAGAAAAAGAAACTTTCAAAAAAACAATCTGCAAGACTATCAATGGCTACAAGCTATAGATGGATCTCAAAAGATCTTTAGAGATTGTAGAGCAAAGCCGGGATGGAAAAATCCATTCAATGGAAGATCTCTATTGCAGAATGAAGTTGCTACTTTTTTATCTCATGCCAAAGCTTGGAAAGAAGTAGCAAAACAAAAATATCCAATGATGATCATGGAAGATGATGCAGTCATTAATGATAAATGGGATGAAAGTTTTTATGAAGAAGTAATGAGATCTGAGTATTGTGATTTTCTTTATTTGCAAAGAAATGAGAATGAGCCAGATAAAGTTGGTGGTTGCCCAGAATCACTACATAAAGATCTCAATAGATTCAAATCCAGACCAAGCCTAGAAGTGCCATGCTTTCCATATAATTTGACTGCATATTGTTTAACTCCAGTTGCAGCCAAAGTATTGCTGGACTTAATGGACAAACAAAACATGATGCCAGTTGATGACTTTGTTCCAACTGTAATTAGAGATCCTAGTTTTAAATGCTTGGCATTGGTGGATGATGCTTGTAATCAACTTGGTAGAGAAAGCTGGTCTGGTAGTGATATTGAAAGTAGTCCAGAGTTTAAAAACTTTGAGATCCATATTCTTACTGTAGGAGACAATGAGAGCCGGTGTAACAAGTTAAATACATCAGCACGGAAGTTTGGTATCTCTGTAAAAAACCTTGGCTTAAACAAGGAATGGAGAGGAACGGATATGTCTGGACCTGGAGGTGGACAAAAGATAAATCTCTTAAAAGACTATCTAAAAGATCTACCAGATGAAGATCTGTTTCTATTTACTGATGGCTTTGATGTTTTTTATGCTGATGATATAAATACTATTTATGAAAGATATAGAGATCTATCAGCCAGACTTATATTTGGAGCTGAGCTTTATTGTTGGCCGCAAGAAGATCTAGCAGATAAACATCCTCAGTCTAATACTCCATACAGATATTTGAATAGTGGCAATATTATTGGATCTGTAAAAGAGATGAAGAAGATCTTGAAGAACTGCAATGTCAAAGATGCAGAAGATGATCAGTTATTTTTTCAGAAGATCTTTATAGAAAATAAGTTTGATATAAAGCTTGATTATGAATGTTATCTTTTTCAAACCCATGATGAAGATACTGAGATCCTAAATGGTCAGCTCCACAATCCCAAGACTCTTTGTTGTCCATGTATTTATCATGGTAATGGTGGGGATGAGGCCAAACAAAAATTTGATAGTTTATATGCTGAGTTATTCCCGGCTAATACTTCTTACTTTATTCCAAATCATGGGAAGTTTGAGATCTTAACTCCAGATATGCTCCTGGTAGATTTTATGACTCAAGCTCAATGTGAAGATCTAATTGCTTTATCAGATAAGCATGGTGGTTGGGGATCTTTAGAATATGACAAGTTCCCGGCTCAAGAAATCCGAATGAAAGAGCTTGGACTTTGGGAAGAACTAGAAAGATCTTGGAATGAATATATTGTCCCGGTTGTTGAACATTATTGGCAACCTCTTCAAATGTATGGTCTCCGGGATGGATTTGTTATGAGGTATGCAATGGATACTCAAACCAAATTAAATCTCCACCATGATGCAAGTTTAGTTACCGGATCTGTAAAGCTTAATGATAGCTATAAAGGTGCTGAGCTAGTCTATCCAAGGCAAAATATATCAAATGCAGATATACCAGTAGGTAAGATGATCTTGTTCCCCGGACAAGTAACCCATGGACATGAGTGTTTGCCACTTACTGAGGGAGTAAAATACAGCTTAACAATATGGAGTTGTAGATACATTAATGATACTATTTAGCAATAACAGAGGTTAGCTATGGCAAAAGAAGTAGATGATAGGAAATTCACTTGGAAAGATAAAGATGGTAAAGATCATTCTTTCCCGGCTAAAGACATGGATCCAGATCAACTCAATATATTCAATCTACTATGTAGAAAAGAACTTGTAAGGAGTAATCTTGAAGATCAAATGGCTGAAAACAATTACCTATTTAAAACTTATGCAGATCAATTATTAAATAAACTTGGGATAGGTATTGATGGCAACAAAAAAGACAAAGACTCTTGAGCAACATGAGGAGATTTGTGCACTTAGATATGAGAGTATTGATAATAGACTAGAATCCGGATCTAAAAGATTTATTAGATTAGAGCAAATGATCTGGGGACTTTACATTCTCATCATTGGATCCCAAATCATTGGGAGTATTATATGAGTGGCATACAAGTTATAACAGAGCCAACTCAAGAACCTTTATCACTTCAAGAAGTAAAAGATTATCTTAGAGTTGAGGACAATACAGATGAAAGGACTTTAAGACCTTTAATAGAAACAGCACGGAGATGGTGTGAGGAGCACATAAATAGATCTCTAGTTCAAACAACTTACAGACAATTTATAGATTCTATAGCAGATGAAGTTCCTTTGACTGAGGGATTGACTGAGGGTCCAGATCTTAACTATTACAAAAATTATATAGTCTTATCAAAAAGTCCAATTATATCTGTAACACATATCAAAACTTTTAATGATGCAGATGAGTCAACAACTTTTGCATCTAGCAAATACTATTTAGATAATGCGAGAGAACCCGGAAGAATAGTTTTAAGAAATGGAGAAACTTTTCCAACTGCTCTAAGAGTAGCTAATGCTATTGAGATTGAGTATGTTGCTGGATATTCATCAATCAGCCAAATACCAGAACCTTTAAAAGTAGGTATGTTGCAACACATAGCTTTCATGTATGAGCAAAGAGGAGATATGGGAGATTATTTGAATGCCAGAACATTTCCACCAATGGTCAAAGGATTATATAGTCCTTATGTTATTCATGGTGGTTTTGGATCTAGCAATCTTCTATCTATTGGATAATGCCAAAGACTCAGTTCAATATAGCCAACCTTAGATATAAAGTTCAGCTACAAAGTCCAACAAGAACCTCAGATGGTGCTGGTGGTTATACAGAATCCTTTGGGACTATAGCTAATCTATTTGCAGACATAAGACCTCAGAATGCTTTAGAGACTTATAGACAAGGACAAGTCCAAGAGAAAGTAACTCATAAGATCTATATTAGATTTAGAAGAGATATGGCTACAAACTATAAGATCTTATATGACAATAGATCTTTCACAATCAAAGGCATAAAGAATATAAATGAGAGAGATAGATTCTTAGAGCTAATGTGCGAAGAGGGGACTGCTGATTAATGGCTACATTCAAAGCAAATCCAGAAAACTTTAGTAAGAAGATTGATGAGATCTTAAAAAAAAGGATCTCTGGTAAAGTCAACAAAACCAAAAGAGCAATGCAGATGTCAGTTATGACTGTTAGAGATACTGTAATTCTTGGTTTGATGAGTGGTGGATCTGGTAGAACTTATAACAAAAGCAATCCTAAAAGAACTCATGTAGCATCAAGACCGGGAGACTACCCGGCTACTGATACTGGTTTTCTAGTATCTCAGATCTCAACCAATGTTATTGTTCAAGGAGAGACTGTAATAGGTCAGATAATAAGTGCGGCACCTTACTCAAAGCATTTGGAGTTTGGGACAAGAAGAATGCTAAATGCAAATCCAGGAGGTAAAAGACCTTTCATGCAACCATCCTTAGAAAGAAATAAAACAAAGGTAAAAGAAATATTCCAAAGAGAGGGGGTGCTTAGAAAATGAGTGTTGGATCTTTTGAATTACAGACTGCAATTTATACAGCTTTGAACAATGATAATACTTTAACAAATACTCTATCAGCAGTTATTGTTGATGATGTTCCACATGGAACCAGCTATCCTTTTGTAACAATAGGAGAGGCAAGAGGTAATGATTACTCTACAAAAACTGAGATAGGATCTGAGCAAGTAATAGAGTTAGACATTTGGTCTCAATATAAAGGGTCCAAAGAATGCAAACAAATTATGGACAGAATCCATAATTTACTGCATGATAGTAATCTGAATGTTAGTGGATTCAATCTCATTAATATGAGGTTTGATTTCTCAAACATCATGCGAGATCCAGACGGAACTACTAGACATGGAGTCATGCGATTCCGGGCAATAATATTAGATACTAGCTAAAATTATTAGGAGAATAGTATGGCGGCACAAAAAGGAGCATTATTAGTTTTAAAAATTGGTAATGGAGGATCCCCAGAAAGTTTTACTACTGTTGCTGGATTAAGATCTACATCAATCTCATTGAATGATGAGACTGTAGATGTTACCAACAAAGATAGTAGTAATAAAAGAACTCTTCTAGCAGGTGCAGGTGTCAATTCAGTTTCAATTTCCGGTAGTGGAGTTTTTACTGATGATGCAACTGAAACTACTTTGAAGAATGCTTGGGCCTCTGGATCCCATGTAAACTATCAAGTGTTTATCCCAGACTTTGGAACTTACCAAGGAGCTTTTGCATTGACATCTTTAGAATATGCTGGAGAGTTTAATGGAGAGGTTACTTATTCTGTTTCAATGGAGTCAAGTGGTAATATCGCATTTTCCGCTGCATAAGGGGTAAGTAATGGCTTGGGAGAATATTAAATTAAAGATCCAAGGAAAGGAACTTCTAGCTCAATATGAGAGCTCTGAGGGAAAATTACTTATGCCTTTTGTAAAAGGAATAAAAGATGCAATATCCATAAATGGAGTAGAGCACAAAATAGAAGAAATTATCCATAATGAAATGGATGATGTATTAAGATTAAAACTTGCAATGGCAAGTGATAAAGGAGAAAAGTCAGATGGCAAATCCGTTAAAAGGTCAGATTGAAGTAGAACTAGCTGGTCAAACCTATAAGGCGAGACTAACTATGGAATCAATCATGGGCATTGAAACAACCCTTGGAACATCTTTGCTGAAAACAGCAACTCAGATGGCTGAGGGAGATGTTGGTGTAACTCAAATCATTAACATCTTACATCCAGCTCTGAGAGGTGGAGGTAATGATGTATCCGTAAAAGATGTAATGTCTATAGTAGAAGATGCTGGAATAGTAAGATCTACTGTAGCTATTAGTTCTATTTTATCTAAAACCTTAAATGCTGATGCAGGAGAAGAAAGCTCAAAAAAGCCGGAAACAGACTAACCGGAGATGATGAGCTTCCCATAGCCAGATTATTTGAGATCTGTTGTGGGATGATTGGATGGCACCCAGAAAGTTTCTGGCAAAGTTCGTGGATAGAAGTCCAGAATGCCATCAAAGGATTTTCTGAATTTAATGGAGATGGGAAACCCCAACCTCTTACAAGAGATGAATTTGATGAATTAAGGGAGTTATATCCAGACTGATGCAAGGAACAGTAGTAGATAAATTAGTCCTAGAACTGAGAGCTGAAACCTCTCAGCTTAGGAAAGATCTGAATGGTGTAAAAAGCCAACTTCAAGGTGCTGAGAAGTCCAGCAAGGGACTAAGAATATCTTTGCGACAAGTTGCAACAGCCTTAGCGGCAATAGGTGCAACCCAGGCCATTAGCTCCATAATAACAACCACTAGGACTTTTGAAGATCTCAGAGCTACTCTAAAAGCTCTTACTGGATCTGTTGAGGCGGCAGATCTATCATTCAAAATAATTCAAGACTTTACAGCAACAACCACATTCCAACTTGCTGGAGTTACTCAAGGTTTTATAACTTTACTACAAGCTGGAATTACTCCAACTACAGATGCCCTAAAAGATTTTGGTAACTTAGCCGCAGCTTTTGATAAAGACATTTCTGTTCTTGCTCAAGCAGTATTCAGAGCAATGACCGGGGAAATGGAAATGCTCAAACAGTTCAATGTTGTTATGAAAGTTGAGGGCGATAAGTTCAAGGCAACATTCAATGGAGTTACTCAAGAGGTTGATAGAAACGGAGAGGCCATTGCCGAATATATCAGAGGAATATCTAAAGCAAATTTCCCAACTGCTATTGAGGAAAGAGCAAATACTTTAACTGGTGCAATATCAAACTTACAAGATGCTCTGGATGTATTTAAGGCGGCAATAGGAGAAGAGATTAGACCAATACTAATAGATCTTGCCAGAGACATGACTGATTTCTTTAATGAGTCTCAGAAAGGTGCTGAGACTATTGGTAAGGTTTTAGCCGGGGCATTTCAGTTCTTAGCAGATACAACTAGGCTCTTGATCAATAATATGGATGTCCTTAAGGCAATCTTTATTGGTATGACTGGAGCTATGATCTTAAATGGATTTATTGCTTTAACAGATCTGTTTGTAAAACTCCACAAACTTGCTAGACAACAAGTAAAAGCAGAAGCCTTACTCTTAGTCCTTAGAACAAGAGGATTGGCTCTGGTTGGACTAGGTGCCCTTATGGGAGGAACTTTAGCAGTAGTAAACAAAATGCTAAATGATACTGATGATGAATCAACCAGTTTAAAGAAAGATAAAAATGCTCAGCTAAGAGAAGAGATTGCAAACAATGAAAGACTTGGACAATTATTAACAAAGACATTAAGTGCTCAGCAACTATTTACCAAATCAGAAATGGAAATGGTTACTACAATGCAGGCACTAACAAAGGGATCTGAAAAGCTAGAAGATAAGTTAAACAGACTCTTTGGATTTGATCTAACAAAAAGAACCATGAGGTTTAATGAAAGCCTTAAGGACATGAGAAAGGTTTTTAATGATCAACAATTTATACAAGAAATAAACAAAGCTCCAGGTCCAAATCAAAGGTTCATGGAAGTAAATCCTTTTGATGTAGATCCTTTTTACTTTTCTAATGTAACCGGTCAATTCCTAGATATGTCTGATTCATTAAGTCAGACTTTTATAAATGATTTTAATAGCCAGTTTAGTCCAGAAGAAATAGCTGAGTCATTAGGTTTTGCTGGAGGTAAAGCAAAGATTGTTCTTAAGATGGTTGAGGCAAATGGTGCTCAGATTCCAAAAGTTTTTGCAAGAGTTTTAAGAGAGGGCACCTTAAATGCAATAACCGGGGAAGATCTATTTGCTCAGTTCTTAGGTTTTGATAATGCTCTGGATATGCAGAACTTCTCTGAGAATATATTGCCAATAGGTAATGTTCAAGAGGCAATATCACAATTCAGAAAAGGTGTGGCTGGTGGTATTACTGGAGATACATCTTTAGGATTAGGAGCTGGAGATCCATTTCAAGAACTTAAGTTTCTAGTAGATCCAGCGAACCAAACAAAAACTTTAGCATTTATGAACCAAATGATTGATGGTGGGTTTCTCCCGGCATCAATGAGAGATGATCTAAATCATTTGCAACACTTTAGAAATCTACTGCAAGAAATTATTGATGATGGGGAACAGTCTGCTCATGTTCTTGGCAATATGGCTGGAGCTCTATTTGATATTGCAGAAGCATCCAAGAATCCAGAAATAACATTTGAAAACTTTACTGATGAGATCCTAAATAATAGAGAGCAAATGAAAGGATTCTTTGATGATATTAAAGAAAAATATCCAGATGCATTTAAAGATCTTGATGAATTTATTGATCACTCCATAGCTGGAGTTGAGGCATTAAGAGAGCAAACTAAAACTGCATCAGAGTTGTTCTCTGGAGAAATGCTCCAAGCTGTAGTATCTGCAACCAATCAATTCACAAATCAATTTGTTGATGCTTTATTAACTGGGCAAGATGCATTAGAAAGTTTCAAATCTTTTGCAAAAAATATTGTCAGTCAAATAATTTCTATATTTATTCAGATGGCTATTGTAAACAAGATAGTTAATTCTATATTCAAACTTTCTGGAGATGATGCTTTGCCAGAGATTGATATAGGAAATGTGTTTGGCTCTGGAGATGCTGGTGGTGGAAGAATGCAAAGAGGGAGACCAAGGTTAGTTGGAGAAAGAGGTCCAGAATTATTTGTCCCGGATATGAGTGGTAACTTGCTGAATAACATGAATACTAACAATGTTGGTTCAGCTCCAATAGTAATAAATCAGAGTTTAAACTTTGCAACCGGAGTTCAACAAACTGTAAGAGCAGAAGTCATGGGACTTATGCCACAAATTACAGAAGCCAGTAAAAGTGCTGTTGCTGAGGCGGCTCTCCGTGGAGGAACATTTAAAAGGAGTTTAGTAGGATGAGTAGAAGAAAAGTAACAATGCCATCATCCCCTAACTTTGTTAGCTCAAATTTTCAGTTGATCAAAGTAGTTGGATCTGGTGCAAGTATATTTACCGGGAAAGACTATACCCAGGACTTTGGTGGTTCTTACTGGAGTTTCTCTGGTGCATTACCACCAATGAACAGAACCCAGGCAAGAGAATGGCAATCATTTCTGTTGGAATGTAATGGTCCACAAAATGTTTTTGAGTTTGCTGATCCAGATGCATTAGTTAATCAAGGGACTTTTAGTGGATCCTCAGATCTTAAGACTGAGAAAAGAATCAATTCTGCATCAGTAACATTATCTGCAACAAGATCTAATTCAAGAATCACTTGCACTTCTGCAATATTTGGATCTTTAGTGAATGGAGATTTTGTAACTATTACTGGTTTCACAAACAATGAAAACAACGGAACATTTAAAATCACAAACAAAGTATCAACAACAGTCATTGAGATCTCTGCTTATTTGACTGATGAAAGCTCCGTTGCTAGTTGTTCAGTTCTACAAAACACTCAAGGATCTACAGCATTATCCTTAAGAGCATCTGGTAACTCAGCAAGTGGGACAATAAAAAAAGGAGATTATCTTGCAATAAGATCTTCTGAGATCTCAAATGCAAATGTTGTTTTAGATCCTATTCAATATGTAATGGTTACTGAGGATGCTACGGAAACTGATAATGGTGGATCTGATAAAAATCATTATTCAGTCAAGATCAACCCGGCTTTAAGAGTAAGTTTAGCTGATGCTAGAGATGTCAAGTTCATTAATCCAAAAGGTTTATTTAGATTAGGATCCCCGGTGGTTGAATGGAATGCAGATCATGTTTCAAGATACGGGATCAGTATAACTGCTATTGAGGTGGTCTAATGGCAACAAGACAACTTGATCCAAAAGTTCTACAAAGATTAGCTGAGCAACATCAGTCCGGGATTTTCTTTTCTTTAAAGGCTATATTTGATTCAGATACTATAAGGCTCTGGTCTGGTTATGAAGATATAGATCTACCAACCGGGAACAGTAATGCCAATGAAAGTTATATTGGATCTGGAGATCTAATTTCTATTTCTACTTATACAGAATCCAGAGATCTTAAATCAGATGGCATTAATATACAGCTTAGCTATATTACAGAAAAAGTAATGAATATAGCTACAACAGAAAAATACCAGAATAGAAAAGTAGAACTCAGAATGGGTTATATGGATGCACAAAATAAAGATAAGGTAGCCGGGACATTCATTATTTTTAAAGGAAGAATTACTAATCTTACAATTAATGATGATCCAACAAATCCAACAATAGATGTTCAATGTGAAAACAGATTAGCTGATATGAATAGACCAAGTAATTTCAGATATACAAATGAATCTCAAAAGTTTTTATCTGGATCTTCAACAGATGGATTTTTTAGATTTGTTAAATCAATACAAGACAAAGAGATCCTTTGGGGTAGAACATCATCATCTGGTGGTGGAGGTGGAGGTGGTAACTCTGGATCTACTGGAGATAACAGATTCATAATGATGAGATGAAAAAGAAAATTAATTGGGAAGAAAAGCACTTTGAGTTTTTGTTAAAACACAAAGATGATAAGTTTGAATGGGGTAAGTGGGACTGCATAAAGTTTGTCAATACTTACCTTAAAGCTATTTCTGGAACTGATGTTCTCAAAGGTGCCAAAGATCTAAAGTCATGGAGTTCTGAAAAAGATGCAATGATCTCTATCAAAGATTATGGCAAAACTCTATCTAATGCTATTCACAAAAGAGTAACTGAAAAAGGAATGATTGAAATACCAAAAAGTAAATTCAATTATTTACAAAAAGGAGATCTTGTTTGTTTTAAAGAAGATACAGAGTTGGCTGGTATTTGTGATGGTTATAATATTCTAGGTCCCGGATCAGATGGTCTTTCTCTTAAAAACAGTTGCAAGATTGTAAAGGCTTGGAGAGTAAATGGCTAAGCATATTAAAAGAGCTGTTAAGGCCGCCTTATTTGTTGCCGCTATCTTATATATGCCATATAAGGTATTTGGATGGATTGGAGTAGAAGCTTTCAAGACTCAAGTTTTTCTGGCATTTATAGGATCTGCTTTACAAGGTGTTTTCTCAAAAGGAACAGATGGTGCATCTGGAAACTATGGCACTAAGTTTGCTAATAGATCTGCTATTGCTCCAAGACAAATTGTTTATGGAGAGTGCCGGGTTGGAGGTGTCATAACAAATATTCGGACATCTGGAACTGATAATAACAAACTCCACATGATCATAGCTTTAGCCGGGCATCAACTTACATCTCTTGAAAGTGTATCTATTGGAGATACAACTTTAACAACTACTGCATCTGGACAATTTCTAAGGGTAACAAATAGCAAGTATATAAATACTGATAATGACAATGCATTGACAAGTGGTAGTCTATGTCAATTCAAATTTGTTGATGGATCTCAAACATCAGCAAATTCTACAGTTGTTAGTGCAATGCCCGGCATGACTTCAAATGATGTTGGTAAAGATATTGCTTATGTTTACATTGAATGTATTTATGACAATGAAAAATTTGGCTCTTTCCCTAACTTTAGTTTTGTTGTTAAGGGTAAGCCTATCTTTGATCCAAGGGATAGCTCTACAGCTTTCTCAAGCAACCCAGCACTTGTTTTAAGAGACTATCTAACTGATACAACCTATGGACTAAAAGCAGAAACAGAGGAAATAAATGATACAACAAATGGGGGTGGTTTCAGTAGTGCGGCCAACACTTGCGATCAAACAGTATCAATAAACAATCTGGGAGGAACTGCAACTAGATATACTTGCAATGGTTTTACAGATATGGGAGCAAATCCAAATGATGTGATCAGAATGTTGTTGACTTCATGTGGAGGGAAGTTGAGCTATGTTGATGGCAAGTTCAATGTTTTTGTTGCCGCTGCTCAGACTCCAAGTTTGACAATAACTGATGATGATCTTTTAGGTCCACCAGTATTCTCAACTGGTGGCAATGAGTCTATGCCTAATGCAGTAAAATCTGTATTTGTTGATTCAGCAAATAGGTATCAACCCGGAGATTGTCCTGTAGAAGAGGACTCAACATTTTTATCTGATGATACTCCAACTGGAGAATCTTCAAATAATTATAAATCTATATTAGAACTACAGTTGCCATTTACTACAACTAACCTAGAGGCTCAAAGATTACAAAGGATCTTTCTAAGAGAATCCAGACAAGTCATATCTGTAAACATAACAACCACTTTAGCTTTTATGAAAGTGCAACCGGGAGATTGGGTTTATCTTACAAACTCTAGGCTTGGTTACACTAATAAAGTTTTTGAAGTTCAATCAGTAAATCTTAATCCGAATGTTCAAGAGGATTCTGTATTTATGACAACAGATCTAGTTCTTAGAGAATCAGCTCCATCAGTTACAAGCTTTACATTCAATGAATACTCAACCCCAATATCAGATGATGATGGTGGAGATGAAGATGATAGATCTATATCAGCTCCAACAAGTTTATCTGGAACAGTTCAAGCATTGACTGATGGTCCAGCTCAAAAGATCAACATAATTGGTGCATGGACAAACGCACAAAATGACAATATTGCTGGAACAGAATTAGCTTATAAGATTTCTACTGATTCAGATTTTTCTGCTATCCCGGTAATGAAAGGTTTGACTAGAGCTACTATAGGGAATGTTACTGATGGCAAAACTTACAATATAAAGGCTAGACATTTTACAGGAGATGGAGTCTTTTCTGATTTCACTTCTGTTGTTAATGTTGCAGTAAGTGTAACTGGTAATCCAGCATCTCCAACAAGTCTGAGTGCAACTACAACTCTTAAGCTAGGAATTATGATCAGTTGGATAAACCCGGCTGATACAAATCTTAGAGCTATCAAGGTTTATAGAAAAACTTCTAACTCTACTCCTACTGATGATACAGATCTTGTTGAAACATTAACGGGAGAACCAGGTAAAAGAATGAGACTGAGACAAGGCATACAAGATGGTCTTGTTGCCGGGACAACTTATTTCTTTTGGGTTAGAGCTGTTAATCATTTAGGTAATCATTCTGCATTTGTTGGATCTGTATCTGGGATCTTTGGAGCTTTTAATGGTGGAGATGTTGGTCTGAATAATCTTGGAGATCTTGATAATACTGCAAATACAAAGCTTACTGGAATAGAGGACAATGCAACAGTTGGAGCCAAGGCTGGAGTCAACCTTAAGGATTCCGGTAATACAGTTCTTGATGATGTGGATTTTAGAAATGAAGATCTAGCTATAGACTTTACCGGGAATACAACTTTCCGAATCAAAAAAGGATCTACAGTAATTGATTCCCAAGCATTTGATAAGGGAAATGTAGGTCTTTCAGATCTGGATTCTCTTGAGTCTGGAACTGGAACAAAGCTTTCTGGTATTGAGGCTGGAGCTACTTTAGGGGCAAAGGCTGGAACAAATATTAAAGATAGTGCAAATAATGTTTTGGCTGATGCAGATATTAGAAATTCAGATCTTGTAGTTGCAAAGAGTGGACAAACTTTTCAACTTAAAAAAGGAACTACTTTGATTGATAGTGTTGCAGTTGATAAAGCTTTTGTTGGTCTATCAGATCTTAACTCTTTAGAATCTGGATCCGGAACTAAGTTATCTGGTATAGAGGCCAATGCAACTTTTGGAGCTAAGGCTGGAACAAACTTAATTGATTCAAATGAGAACAGTATTTCTGATGATGATTTATTGAATAGTAGCTTATCTATAGATTTTACTGGCAATACAACTCTGCAACTTAAGAAAGGATCTTCTGTAGTTGACACTCAAGCTTTTACTAAAACTAATGTAGGACTTTCAGATCTTGCTAGTTTAGATGCAACACAAAATACCAAGCTAACTGGGATTGAGGCAAGTGCTACTGTAGGAGCTAGAGCCGGAGTAAATCTTAAAAGGAATAATAATACTGTAGTTGGAGATGCAGATATTATTACAAGTGAGGGAACTTCTGATGATACAGAAAATGTAAACTCTGTAGCCAAAGCTGACATTACTGGAGCTATTACTGGAACTCAAACCAATGTAGCTAGTGTTATTCAGAATTTAGCGGCTGGATCTCAAAGTATAAATGCTGGATCTTTGGATGCCGGGACAATAAATACTTCATTACTAAAACTTGATGAATTGTTTTTACCTACAACCGGAACAAGTTCTACTGGTCAAACTGTTACTTTTAATTCTTCTATGACTCAAGTAAGTCTTGGAGATATTGGAACTGGACCTGGGTTCTATATGGGGACTTGCTCAATACAAATAACAGATGCTCAGTCTGATGACATAAGAGGAGCATCTTTGCATATTGATATTAAATCTGGATTCTCAACTGTTTATACCAAGTATTGGGGCATAGGTATAAAAGAGGGGAATCAATATTATGATGCTGGAGATCAGTTTGGAGATAATAATGATCTCCCAGTAATGCATTTAGAGTTTGCCTTTTTCCATACTGGATCTACAACTCTCTCTTTACATATAAACGGAGATTCAAATGATACTCAGACAACTTGTTTAGCAAAAGCCAGAGTTGTAAAGTTTGGAGCTGAGACTGTTACATTTAATCCAACAAGTATTTCTGCTGTAACTGGTGCTACTGCTGGTTCAACTCAAGACTCTGGGACTGTAACTGTTACTGGTTTTACTGGCACCAAAACTGTAAATCTATCTGGTAACTCAACAGCTCTAGTGAGTGTAAATAGTGGATCCTTTACAGCATCCCCTGGAACAATATCAGCCAACCAAACTTTTGAGATTAGACTGACTGCATCCTCAACAGCCGGGACAACAAGATCTGCAACTGTTGAGATTGGTGGAACAGCTATTACATTCTCAGTAACAACAGCCGGGACTTATACTCCAGTCTATTCTGGTGGTGGAGGTGGTGGTAGTGCCGGTGGTGGTTTCCAAAATGCAGGAGAACTTGTCTAATGACTTATTCATTTACATACACAATCTTGACTCATAGTGTTGTTGAATATAAAGGACAACAAGTTATAAATCAGATTATGTATAAAGTTGATGCAACCAGATCAGATGGAAAATCTGCATCTTTTGAATTATCTCTTGGATACAGTAGAGATTCTGTTGATAAAGTCATTCCAAGATCTAGGCAAAAATATGATGCATCAGACAACCTTATTGCTGAGAGTGAGTATTCTGATAGATCTGATTTTACAGCTTATGCAAGTTTATCAATCCCGGCTGATTTGGTAACATGGGTAAAAAGCCACCATGAAGATACTGCATCTGAATTACAAGGCTTAAAAAATTATACTGATTATATTATAGGAGGATAGTATGGATAATAGTGGAAGATTTGGAGGAGATATGGATAGGAATGAAGTTGAGATGGATCTCAATAAATTCATGGCAATGATTCAAGAGATCTCTGAATTGAAAGATAAAATTAGAGAATTAGAAGATACTAAGAATGTAAATCCACATCAAAAATGGATTCACTTAGCTCAAGCAGTTGACTCATGGAGAATATTTCCAAGGCTGTTTTTAAGTGTTTATATAGTGCTTTTATATTCAACTGTAATGTGGTTTATGGATCTTGAGGCACCAAACTTTGAACAGTCTGGATTGATCTCAGTAGTTGTTGGAGCTGGAGCAGCTTGGTTTGGTTTATATGCCGGAACAAGTGGAGCAAGTAAAAGTTTCAAGGGCGAAGATAAATAATGCAACAGATCTTAGATCTTATTGGAGAAGTTGGATTTCCAATAGCTATGGCTATCATAAGTGGGTTTTTCATCTTCTTGACTTTAAAATATATTTTGGAAAGTGTTACCGGACAAGTTGCTGGGATTGAGGGAATTGTAAAAGCTTTAGATAATAGAGTTAAAACAATGAACCATGACATCATTAGAGTTGACAATACTATATGCTCAGTCCTTGGCATCAAACCGGATCTTGAAAGAATAGCAAGAGCAGATGGTAAGAATGATGCGAGAAGAGATTAAAGAAATATTCAAACAGGCCAAAGAAGAAACAAAGAAAGTTGATTGGGGTAGTAAAGATAGATTTGTTGAGGTTGATGACTTCAATGAGTTCTTTCAAAGAAATAGTCCAAGGTGGTTAAAGAGCAGATATGATTGGGAAAAAGTAGCTGTTTGGATTGGGTTGACTATACTTTGTTTGATTAGCTGGTATTACATAATCAAAGGAGTAATATGGATGATCTCACAAATGCTATAAGTCAATATGGTTTTCCTATCATTGCAGTCATTGGATTGCTTTGGGTTGTATGGTTTATCTGGAAGTTCATAACTCAGAATATTAAAGTTAGACTTGCTGAAACCAACACAATTTTGATAGGATTGATAGATAGAATCAGAGTGTTAGATAACGACCTTATCAGATTGCAACAAAAGTTGAACACTTTTATAAGCATAAGGGAGTTAGAAAATGCCAAAGAAAAAGCTTACAAAGAAACAAAAAGAAGAGATCCAGAAAAGTAAAGACAATATCCTTAAGGTTATTGTTGTCATTGGTGCCATATTATTTATAGGCATTCTTGCTCAGAACCTAAGAGCTGATGAGATAGTTCATAAGTTTAAGAGTCCATCATTTTCTGGTGTTGGCACCTCATCCCATTATCTAACTATTGAGAATCAAGAGTTCAATAGAAAGGCTGACATCAAAGCAGAGATAAAAGCTCTGCAAGAACAAATAAAAAGAGACAAAGAAAATACAACCTTAGCTAGGTTTAGTAGAAACCTAGAGTCCAGAATCTTTGCTCAGTTATCAAGACAATTAGTTGACAACCTATTTGGAGAAGATCCATCAACCTCTGGGATTATAGAGCTGATGGGCAATACTATTGAATATAGCATCTCTGATGATGGACTATTTATAACCTTAAAAATAACTGATCAAGATGGAACAATTACAGAAATTACTTTGCCCATTGGTTCATTCACATTTTAAGATCCTATTAGTTCTGGCATTGTTGCCCGGCTGTAGTATGTTCAATGTTCTGGATGATACTTATGAGGAAAGATTTAAAAGCAAAAAGCTCAACGGACCCAAGCTCCAGAAAATCTATACAGAAGAATTAAGATTTGTAGATCAACCAAAGATCAGACCTATTGTTGCAGTTTATCCAACTGCATTTACAGATCTATCCGGGCAAAGAAAATCCAACTCTAGTTTTGCTATGTTCTCAACAGCAGTAACTCAGTCTCCAAATAGCTTGTTAGTTCATGTTCTAAAACATACTGCTGATGGTAACTTCTTTATTGTAGTAGATAGAATGGGACTAGATAACCTTACAAAAGAAAGACAACTAATAAGATCTACTAGAGATCAACTTATAAATGAAGAAGAGAATAAAAAACAGCTTATGCCTTTGCTGTTTGCTGGTGTCTTATTTGATGGAGCTGTAATCTCCTATGACACTAACATTTTATCAGGTGGAGCAGGTGCACGGATATTTGGAATATCTAAGACCATAAGCTATCGCCAGGATCAAGTTACTATAAGTCTAAGAATGATAAGCACTTCAACCGGAGAAATCTTGGCTGAGGTTTTATCTTCAAAGACTCTGTATTCCTATGGAATGTCTGATGATCTGTTTAGATTTTTTGAGTCTGGAACAGAGAATGTAGAGGTTGAGATAGGCAATGCAGAGAATGAACCAACGACAATAGCTTTACAAAAAGCGATTGAAGTTGCATTATTAGAAATCATATCTCTTGGATATGAAAGGAGTTATTGGAAACATGAATAAAAAAATTATTATGTTTTCATTATTAATTATAGGTATAACAAATTCAGCATACGCTGATGATAATGAAATCTATATTGACCAATCTGGAGCATCAAGCTCAATAGATGTGGAACAGCTAGGATCTGGAAATTTGTTGGGAGGCCTAAATTCATCAGCAGGTAGTTTACAACCTTTTGATTTGGATGGCTTATCAATGACTTTAGATCTTAATTTCTTAGGAGATTCTAACAAATTTCTTGGGGATATATTTGCAGATTCATCTACTGGATTCTTTGAATTTACTGGAGACTCAAACCAGTTCACAATTCAAGTAGATCCTACAGATACATATTCTGCTGATAGCAGTAATTGGGATGTTCAAGTTACCGGGAACACTAATACCTTTACCCTAAATCAAGGAGTCAATGCTCTTAGTGAACAGCTAGATCTTGACTGGCTCATAAATGGGTCCGGCAATACAGTATCATTTAACATTGATATTGATGGAGCAACCTCATTTTTAGATCTTGATGGTAATGATAATAGTGTTACTTATGATGGAGATGGTTATGCCGGTGGGTATTTCTATCTTGATTCAACGGGCAATGATGGAACTTTCTCAATACAACAACAATCCACTTTGGCAAAGGATTATCTCAAGATCATTCAAACTGGAAACAATGCTAATATTTGCATTATTCAGAATGATTCTGGTGGTGGATCCACTTCTTGCTGAACCTATTGGAGATGTCTCAGAGCTGAATGGCAAAGGGAAAATAGTCCGGGATCAACCTTATGATGCTGAACTTAACTTTGCCATACAGCAAGAAGATACAGCACTTACCAGCAATGGTAGGATGGGTATTACTTTTCTTGATGAAAGCCAAGTCTGGCTAACAGAATACAGTAAATTAAAAGTTACCAAATATGTCTTTAATGCAGATCCAAATAAATCTGAGCTTGGTTTAAAGTTTAGTATTGGGACTGCTAGATTCTTATCTGGCAATCTTAATAAGATAAACAAAAAGAATATAAAAATAGAAACCCCAACAAGTTTTGTTGGTATAAATGGAACTGATTTTACAGTAACTATAGATGAGCTTGGTAGAACCTTGGTCATACTTTTACCAGATGAGTTTGGTTTATCTAGTGGAGAAATAGAAGTTATTACAGCCGGGGGAACTGTAGTTTTAAATGAGCCATTTCAAGCAACAACTGTAGATGTTTTTGAGAATGCTCCAAGCAATGTAGTAAAGTTAGATCTAACATTAGAATTGATAGATAACTTATTAATTGTAAGTCCACCAAAAGAAGAGATCTTAGTTGATGAAACTGAAAACAATACAAAGAATACAGAGATCTTAACTGAGGCAGATTTAGATTTTGATTTTCTTGCAGAGGATTTCTTAGCTGAGGAAGATCTTAATTTTTCAGAACTAGATTATGATGCCCTTTCAACTAATTTTTTGGAAGATCTTTTAGATATTATTGACTCACTAGCAGTTCAAGAGGATGAGGATGCACTTGCTCAAGTTGGATCTGTTTCTTTAACCGGGACAAACTTTGGACAAGATCCAGAAACTCAGATCACTACATTTATTACAGATAATGTTTTGACACTTCAAAGATCTGTTTCTGAATCTGCAAGATTAGATCTAAGAGTTGATGGTGCATATACAGTTATCTTTAATCAAGATGGGATCTCAAAAACAATTAAGGTCAATGGCGGCAACTCAACAATAATTACAATCACTCAATCAGATGGTTAAAAAAATAACTTTACCAATATTGTTAGCAACCTTTCTAGGTTTATATCTTTGGCAACCATCAATGTTGGAAACTATAAAGCTCAGAACATTTGATGCCTTTGTAGAAAAACAAGATCCATCTGGCTACTTTACAATCTTAAATATTACTGAGGATGACATTAGATCCCGTGGTGGTTTTCCATTTCCTAGATCTGAATATGCTCAGATCCAATATGACATTATGACAAAAGGTGCTCTTGGTGTTGGCTGGACTATGAACTTTACTTACCCAGATAGATTCAATCAAGATGAGATCTTTGCAAATTTTATAAAAGATCTTCCGACTGTAGTTGCTACATTTGAAAACAATAATGGTAAACAGCCACCACTTACTGGAACAGTAATCCTTGGTCATCAAGGAGAAGTCCCAGGAGTAGAAGTAAAAGGATATATGGAAAACATACCAATCATCCGGGAGTCTGCATTAGAGGGTTTAGTTTCAGCTCCAGTAGATGTGGATAACTTGTTGAGAAGAATGCCATTACTATATAAATCTGATGGTGGATATACCCCGGCATTTGGAACTCAGATCCTAAAAAGATTAGCTGAATCAGATACATACATTGTCAAGCAAAATGAATTTGGTATTGAAGAGATTACAGTTCAAGGGATCCCACCAATACCAACAGATAACCTTGGAAGAAAATGGATCTCTTTTGTTGATACTCCAACTACTACTTTGGATGAGTTAAATGTTGAGGGTAAGTTTGTAATCATTGGAACTTCTGCTCCTGGCATACTTCCTCAAATAGCTACAAGCAAAGGTTTACTCTTTCCCCAAGAAGTTCAAGCTGCTCTAGCTGAATCATTGCTGATTCCAAACAGTCCAAGGATCCCAGATTATGCCCCGGCTGTTGAGATCTTGATACTTTTACTGAGTATGATAATGATCTGGATTGTATTAAATAGGTTTGTTTTAGGGGTATCCCTAGTATTCTTTCTTTTTTTAATTGCCTTAGAGAGCATCTCTGGAGGTCTATTTATAAGAAATGGGTATCTAATTGATGTAACTTTGTCATTAATGGGTGGTTTGACTGCTGGTGGGGTTGCCTTTTATTTGAACTATAGAGAGCAATATAACCTTAGACAACTGATCAAAAAACAGTTTGAACAATATTTAGATCCTAGAAATGTTAAGTTGCTACAAAAGAATCCAGATCTACTTAAGCTTGGTGGAGAGGTTAGAAATAATACTTATCTTTTTACAGATCTTAGGGGTTTTACATCTCTTTCTGAAAGAACAGATCCGGAGACTGTAACTTATATAATGAATAAATGCTTAACCATGCAGACTAAAGTGATCATGGATTTTGGAGGATGCATAAGTTCTTATATTGGAGATGCTTGTTTTGGGATCTTTGGATCTCCTTTAGATCTTCCAAACCATGAAGAACAAGCTTTCAAATCTGCATTAGAGATCCGGAGACAATTAGTAAGAGTAAACCATGAGCTTAAGGAAGAGGGTTTACCAGAAGTTGAAATAGGCCTGGGACTTGCTACGGGTCCCGGAGTTACTGGAAACCATGGATCTGATCAGAGGTTTTCTTATACCAGCATAGGGGATTCAGTAAACTTAGCGGCCAGAATGGAGAGTGCTACTAAAGATGCTGGAGTTCATATCTTAGTTGCCAAATCTACTGAACAAGGTTTATCATTTGATTTGGATCCGTTAGATCCAATTTATGTTAAAGGAAAAGAAGAACCAATAGAGGTGTTTACATGGGATACAAAATAGCCGGGGGACTAGGATTACTTTTGATAATAAGTATATCTGGATCTGCTTGGTATATTGATAGATTGCTAGATCAGATCTCAGTTCTAAAAGGCAATCAACTAATCTTAGAAACAGAGATCCAAACACAAAATGATCAAATAAAAAATCTAATATCCTCAGCTCAGAAAACACAAAGCCAAATGAATGCCTTAGAAAAAGAAAAGAATGAATCAGAAAGAGAAGTCAATCAGTTAAGAAATACATTTGCCCGGCATGACTTAGATAATCTTGCTCTAGCAAAACCAGGACTTATAGAATCAAAAGTCAATAAAGCAGTAAAAAGAATAACCAAGGATCTTATAGAATTAACAGATCCAGATCAATTTGAAGAAGATGAAGAAGTTACTGACAATTAGTTTTTTAATATTATGCTCTGGATGTAGCATGATCCCAACATCAACAAAACCTATAGAGGTTGTAAGGGTTGAAGAACAACCCCCTATTTTTCATCCCCCTTTGCCCCGTGAATTAGGTCTTGTTGATGTAGATTGGGAGATCCTAACTCCAGAAATTATGGAGCAATATCTTAAAGATCTTGAGGAGGGTAATGCTCCCAAACAGGCCTACTATGCTTTGACTACTAAAGAATATGAGAACTTATCTATGAACATGGCTGAGTTCAAAAGGTATTTGAAGAACATTTTGGCAATAAATAAATACTATAGAGATCTTGACAAAGATGATGCAGAAGATGGCGATTAGTGGTAAAGTCATTGGAGTTATCTTATAAGGAGGGCAATATGGGATTTATAGGAGACATAGTGGGTATAGTAACTTTGATAGTTACAGTTAGTTCAATAGTGGCTGCAGTTACCAAAACCCCAAAAGATGATGTCTGGATTGGTAAGTTATACAAACTGATTGATCTATGTGCATTAAACATTTTGAAAGCAAAAGATAAATAGATATTTATGGGGCACTTGCCCCTTTTTTATATGAGCAACAAACCAGAAACATATATCTATAATATAGAAGTTACCAAGATAACGGATGGAGATACAATCAAAGGCACCATCAGTTTGGGTTATGATCTATATCTATACAACAGATCTATAAGGGTAAATAATCTGGATACTCCAGAATCTAGGATCAACCTAAAAAGATACCCAGAAAGATCTAAAGAAAAAGAATTAGGTCTATTAGCAAAAGCAAGAGTAAAGGAATGGTTGTCTCAAGGTAAAGTAACAATAAGATCTTATGGTCCAGATAAATATGGGAGAATTTTAGCTGATGTCTTTTGTGAGAAAGGTAATATTGCAGATCTTCTCATGGATGAGGGTTTGGCTGTTCCCTATGATGGTGGAAAAAAGATCCATAAATGGAGTTAATATGAATATTAGTGAAGAGGGTAAAGCACTTATCAAGTCTTTTGAGGGGTGCAAATTAGAGAGCTATCTTTGTTCTGCTGGAGTGCCCACCATAGCTTGGGGCAAAACCCAAGGTGTTGAGATGGGAATGACTTGCACTCAAGAACAAGCAGATCAATGGTTTGATGAAGAGATAGTTGAGTATGAAAATTATGTAAATGAGTTGGTTACAGCTCCTTTAAAGCAGTATCAGTTTGATGCATTATGTTCTTGGGTTTACAACCTAGGTCCAGCAAACCTTAAAGCAAGTAGTTTGCTAAGAGAACTGAATCAAGGCAATTATGATAAAGTCCCATCAGAGATAAAGAAATGGTGTAAGGCTACAGTCAATGGAGAAAAGGTTGTTCTTCCCGGATTGGAAAGAAGAAGAACTGCTGAGTCAATGCTGTTTCAAGATGATGGAGATTGGCATAAGATCTAAATGGCATTAAGTAAAACACAAAACAAAAGACTAGGAGCATTGCTATCAGTAATGTTCAATGATTCTATTCCATCAGATCTATGCACAAAGCTTGTCAAAGATGGTTATTTAAAAGTAGTTGGTAATGATTTTGCTTTAACTGAAAAGGGTTTAGATGAGAAAAACAGATTGTGCACTTTGGCTGGATTAAATATTAAGTATCAATCAGAGGAAGATAAGAGCTCCCAAACTTTAGTTAAGAAGGGATAGGTAGGTAGTCTGAGAGCTCTATCTATTACTTAGAAAATAAGGATGTCCCTTTAGGAATGCTTATTGATTCATAAGACTGTTTAATCATTTGCTTTAACAAGACTCCAGATGTGCAACCATAATGCTTTCTTAAAAATGTAAGCATCTGTTTTGTATCTGGATCTATTCTAAATTGAACAGTCTGAGTATTTGGTTTCTTAATTTCTATATCTAATTTCATCTTTTCTTTTCCTTGGAAATCTATCCAGTTGAGAGTAGAACAATTCAGAGATCTCTTCTTTTGATGGATATACATTGTCCTCTCCATAATATTTTTTATAAAGTTCTCTAGCTGTTTTGAGCATGATCCCATATCTTTCAAGATTGTCCTCAACAGATTCATTTGGATCATAATAGAATTGAGGATCCATAGGATCCTCATTGAATGTTTTATGATTGTTCATTGTTCATCAACCTCATAAAATCTCTATTAAGATCTTCATGCTTTTCTCTTTCAGCTTTGTCCCAATCTAGTCCAAGCTTTCCAGATAGTCCTACATCAGATCTATCTGAAACAAAAGCATCAATACCTCTAGCTCTCTTTCTATTTACAGACTCTAAAGCTGTATGCAAATCCTTAGCTCTAAAAATCCACCTATACCCTTTGAAATGTGGGCACATTATATATACATAAAACATCAGTTTTTCCCCCTATATGTTTCTCCATAAAGTTCAACTATATCCTCTAAGGCAACTTTGCATTTTGCTCCAATGCAATGCCCATCATTCAAAGAATACTTCTCTCCATAGATATTACCAGCCTTGGTAATAGTATGGATAATCATCCTTTGTTTCCCTCTACCATGATGATTGCCACCACCATTGATAAGATATTCTCCACCAATCTCAAGATCTGAGATCTGAAACTTTGGTTCAAATTGTTGGAAGTCAAAGTCTCCATCTGGATCCAGATCCCAAGCACCTAAAACAATATCATCTGATCCATCAAAAACCCAGTTGTGAAATAACCAGTCTCCAACTTTAGATTCTAAAGATTCATAAGAAGATGGATGGATAATCATGTATTCATTATCAGTATCAAAGATGACACTAAAGCCATACAGATCTACCTCAGTTCTATCAAAGCAAACAACTAACTCTTCAGTTACCATGTAAACTTGTTTGCCTTTGTAAGTGGTTGTTGATATTGGACTAAACATTATGATCTCTCCTTGATTAGTTTGGCTTTCTTTAATTGTGCAAAATCAGTTCCACCAACATTGCAATCAGTAAGCATGAACTGGATAGATCTATCCCATTCCTCTCCATCATAAGCATCTAAGATATGCTGAGGAGCATCAGCATCTAGCTTGATCCAAACCTCAGTTTCATGTGGGTGTCCTCTGAAACAATAATCATGGACTGACAAATGACAATCCTCAGCAAACTGAACAACAGTTCCTTTCAGACCAGAAATGTCAAACTCTTCTCTACCACATATAGACCAAGTGTCATCTCCAAATTGAACCCTATCTCCTTTCTTTAAAAGATGAGTTTTAAGATATTGTTTATTATGAACAACAAATGTTTCAACATCTTTAAGATCTTTAAAGTAATGATCAAAGCTAACTGATTCCTCATACCAAGGATCCATTCTCTGAACACAAAATCTCCAATCAGTAAATTGATCAAGAGTCTTATATCCAATATCAAAATAATTGACTTGTCTCTCAGCTAGAGTTGGAGCATTGATCCAGATCCTAAACTCTCCACATTCAGATCCATAACTTGGAAGAGTATCATTGCTATAAGATACATCAACCCAAGTTTCTGGGATCTCAAGATCTTTGGTATATTCAGACCATGGAGTTGGATTCTCCATGTATTTTTTTCTTTGCCATCTTAGGTTATCTCTACTTTGTAGATCTTCCCAAATTCTGCCAAATCTTTTGAGCCATTCATTTTGCTCATCAGTCTCCCAACCAATCTCATCAGCAGATGCAAATTCTAAGTTATTATTCTTGCAGAAATTCTCAAGAATATCTCCCATGTAATCCATAAGATCAAACTGACCTTTCTGGCTTGGCATATAGTTTTGTAGTCTATTTTTCATTTTTTCTCCTTTCATTTGATTAACCTACAGATTTAATATACTACAAATTGGACTCAATTCAAATACTTTTTACAATTATTTTTTATCTCCATTGTGGACCCTCATACCATCCAACAAGACTGAACCTATCTCCTTTTTTTACTGGAGTTATTTGATGATATAGAAAGCTAGGAAATACCAAGATAGATCCTTTGTTCTTTACTTGTTTAGGTGGTTGAGGAATATCTTTACCAAATATAAAGTCTCCCCCATCATATTCATTCGGATCTGAAAGCTGAACTGTAACACTTAGCTTTCTTGTTGATGGTGCATTTCTAAGTTTGCAATCCATGTGTTCTTTGTAATATTCAGAGATATTATATTTGGCAATCTGATATTCAGAGATCCCAGATATATCAAACCCAAAGACTTCTCTATTTGCCAACTGAACTATGGGATCTAAGATCTCAGAGATCTTCTTCCAGCCGGGATCCATAAATCCAAACCCAACAATCATAGATCTTCTTATAAAATCTACTTCTTTATCTTGATCAAAACCTACAGATCCTTTATGTGGATTCTGATAAAGATCTAAGATCTGTTGGATCTGTTCATCATCAAAATGTTTATCTAATGCAAACCACCATTCATTCATATATAACTCCTAATCAAATAAGCCTACTTGTTTATATACCAGATCTGGTTCTAAAGGATCTGGCTCCTCTAATAAATTCTCATAAATAAATTCAATCACTTTACAATTCCAGCCATTGCCTAACATTCTATATCTCTGAGTGTTTGAAACTCCCTCAGTATAATTGTCATCTACTGATTGCAATCTTTCACATTCTAAAGGTGTCAATTTTCTCCAGGTCCACTCCTCATCTTCAATGCCAACAACTGTATCTTTCTGAGCTGTAGTCAATGTATTAGATTTTTCATCAGATCTTGATTCAAGCATTTGAGTTGTTTGCCCGGCTACAGATCCTAAATGATCTTTTCTTTTACCATCTTCATCAAAAGCTCTACCCACTATCTTTCCACCAACTGCTTTTTTGATTCCTACTTTTGGTTCTGTATTACCACCCCCACAAGTTGAAAGAGTTGGAGACTTGCCATCTTGATCATAAACTCTTTTTAAAATGTCATGCCCATTGATACCATCAGCAAACCCAACCATCTTAGGCCTGGATGGATCTGGAATTACAGTAGCACCATTAGTTCCAAAACCCATGTGATTATTTCCAGCCATTAGAGGGTTAGATTTTTCATCTAATTCTTTTAGGTTTTGTCTTTTCTTATAAGTAGTTTTATCTTGAATGTAGCAGCCATCAGTTGGATTCTTATGATAACCAGCAATCAGAGTTCCAATCTTTTCTGATTCATCATCATAGAAATAACCAGCTCCTCTTGGTTCATTCAATACTCTGTTGATCAACATATCTGAGATCTTATATTTCTCTGGATCCAGATCTTGTTCCAGAATATCTCTAAGGACTATTCCTTGATCTACTGGCTGTTTAGTTTTCAAAGGAATGTTTGTCCAGAATAATCTTTTTCTATTTTGAGCTGAAACTAAACTGGCATTTATTGTATGTGGATATTGTTTTGTCATGTAACTGATGACATCTTCAAACTCTCTTTTCATTGGAACATTCTCCAACAAAAAATACTTTGGCTTGAACTCTTCTTGGATCCTAATGAACTCAAAAAACAATGCAGATCTTGGATCATCAAAAGCCAACTGATCTCCGGAAAATGAAAATCCTTGACAAGGAGATCCAGCTTGTATCAGATCCACATCCTCTGGAATATCAGATCTTTTAATCTTGGTTACATCTCCCATCTGGATAGTGTTAGGATAATTCTTTTGTGTGATCTCAATAGCATATTTATCTATCTCAGATGCATAATATTTCTTGACTGGTATGCCCAATCTATCCAATGCAATTTGCCCACATGACATTCCATCAAACAAACTAAGCACTACCAAAGGTTTCATCTTTTAGATTTTAATATGCTCTCATTGAACTCAGCAAGAGTCTTAGCATTGGTTCTATAGATTTCCATAACTTCTTCAAAGCATGGATGATCATCATTACAAAGATAACCCATTTCATTGATTTCTTTTATTCTTGCATTCTTCCAATCAGAATGGCAATTCATCTTCTGGGTGTTCTCTTTCCCAGAGAGTTCTTTTGTAGAGCTCATCAGCTTTTTTTCTTCCGGCATTTTCATCTCCTATTTTGTCTTTAAAAAATTTATCTTCATCTCCATATTTTGTATGGAGCTCAGAGTGGCACTTGAAACATAAAGGCAATGTTTGATCATCTCCACTCCGGAGAGACATTCCTCTCCTTTTATCTGATGGCTTGAGTAGATGATGAACTTGAACTCCGTTTGCTTTACATACATAACAAGAGAGAGTTGCAACAGACCTCAAATGTTCAACATCTACCAGCCTTTTTGCCATGCCTAAAAAGGACTATCTTCTGGATCTATGGGTGGTGGAGTAGGTCTAGGATCTGATGATGCATCTTTATCAATCACTCTTGATATTGTTACATTCAATCTGGATCCACTATGATCACTATCATCAGCATACCAACCAGCTATCTTAAGTTCCTCTCCGGGTTTCCCAGGAAGAACTGGAAGTGTTATAGGTCCAGACCAATCTGTTCCATCATCTGGACTATTCTCAAACACGGGTCCCAAGATTAATGCAAAAGATGTTTGATAATTTCCATCTCTGTTTTTGTGTTTTATGATTGCACATCTTTGAGGATCTCCAAGTTGATCATAGACAATTCTCCCCTTTTCATCTTTCTTAGGTTCTCCATTCTCCATAGCTTTTTCAACAGCTTTAACAGATCCGGTTCTTAATACATCTCCCTCATCTGGGAAAATGGCTCCTCTTAATTGAGGTATATATATTTTTTTACTATTCATTTTTTCTCCTTATTTAAAAAGTAATTTATATTCATAGGCATTAGAGCCTTTCAATTTTCTCTTCTGAACATTATCTCCAAAAGATTGCAAACCATACTTAGAACAGTTCTGAGGACTCCGTAGAGCTCTTATCTGAGCATTTATAGAATCAGTTGAATATGTTTTCCCATATCTTTCTATAAAATACTCTCTCATCTCCCAAGGTTTACAGTATTCTTTCCCTCTCATATAGAGGATGATATATTCAGTAAGATTACTAGCTTTCTTTTTGGTCATTTCTAGTTGCCCAAATATCAGCATAAAATCCGACAAGTCTATTCAGCTTAGAATGATTCTGGTCATCTTGAGAAACATTATCTAATGCTTGTTTTATTGTTGGCATATTTGCTCTAAAGAACTCATTGTGTTCCTCAGTTTGGTCTGCTTTTTTGACTCCAAGCTTTGCCTTGAGTTCTCTCAGTAGATCATCTTCTCCAACATAGATCCCAAGATCTTCTCCATCTGGTGTAACCAGACTATATTTGTTAGAGACTACAGACTTCTCTTCCTTATCTTTCTTTTGATCTGGAAGATCCTCTCCATAGAATGCAGATTCTTTGTTAGAAAAGATGTAATGACCTAAGCCATACATTGCTATACATTTGACCATGCATCTCATTTTAGAATCATTGATTTGCCTTGAGGTTGGATTCTTTATGCTGTTGTTATTGAAATCCATAACTGGTAAATGCATAAGCTTTATATGTTTACCAATAGACACTTTGCAATGAACCTCAGCAGTTCCATTATCATAGTATTGAGTCTGCAAAAACTCATACTCAGCAAAGGGATAATATTTCATCAGCATCAGCCAACATACCCCCCAACTCATATAAGTAAAATTACCTTTCTTGTCTAACTGTTTGCATTCAACAATAGACAATGTATTCCAGATCTCCGTTAATGTAAGATCTTCTTTTTTTAATTCATTTAGAATATTCATTTTATTTTCTCCATAGGGATCTGATGCCTTTATCATTTCTAAACTCAGACCATTTAAAGTCATCATAGTTTGGGAAATGTAAAGACAACAAATCATTTTTATCATCTGATAAAGAAAGGAATCTGGCTATTGCCATTGCACCCCTCTCCAGCTCAGCTAAGCTTTCCTCAACATTGTTGCATTCAACACTTGTAACACTAGCAGAGCTCTTATTAACAAGTATGTAATCTGCAATAGGATTCAAACCCGTTACTGTTCCGTAAAGGGCAAGTTGCCTATTAATGCTAAAGGCATTTTCTGATGTTTTCCTTGAGACTGTTTTCATGTCTCTTAGGATCCCATCTTTCTCATAAGCCAAATCATACTTTCCATATATTGGAATAGGTAATGATTTCATCTCATAAAAAACTTCTCCTTGATAGTCTGATGGTTTGCTATCAAAGTCTGCATAAAAATCTATTGCTGTTTTTATATATCTAGCAATAAGATCTTTTTCTTTTTTCCATTTGTCATTGTGATCTTCTTCTACCCAAGTTTTCTTAAAGATCTTATCTTCTTTGAAATGATCAAAACTTTTCAATGCATCTTGTTGGATCTGAGTTATAGATCTTGGTCTCCCACTTGGATGAGATCCAAAGTAAAGACCAACTGCATTATCTACAGTTGATCCTCTAAACATTGCTGGACTTGGATCTGTTGGAACATCTAGTAAATATCTTTGGCACCATAAACATGGATCCATGATGTAAGTATTTATTGATGATGGGGAAAGGTGTTTGATTCCATAATGGCTGAATACATGATCAAGAAATTCAACTGGCATATCTAAGAATTTTTTCATATTACTATCTCCGTATAATTAGGATTTGTTTCTAAGATGGCTGGATGCCAATCATTAAAGAAACATATTTTGTGCATTACATCTCTGAGCTTGGATTGTGTATCAGATCTAACATACCAATATCTTGAGTCCCCTTTGATTCTTAGTTCCCACCAGAGCTGGTTATATGTGATAGTAAATTTTAGGCCGCTTTCTGGATCTTGATATTCATAAGATGTATCCAGACAATCTAACTTCTTCATTCTTATTTTATTCATTTTATCTCCTTTGATAAATTCATTTGATTTAAGTATGATACACTTTCACAATCCAAATTGGAAACCTAAAAAGGAATAATATGAAACTTCAAGACTACCTAACCCAAAACAATTTAAGCCAAAGAGACTTCCTAAAAGAAGTTCTAAAAAAAACGGATACTTACATTCCTCAAGGAACAGTCTCAAAATATGTTCTGGAGAATAGGATCCCAACCAAAAAAAATATGATTGCAATAATGAAAGCAACAGATATGGAAGTTCAAGCCAATGACTTCTATCTTGATTAATCATATAGATCTATATAATCAGATCCAGAATCATCATCAGAGTTATCCATAGGCTGATGCAATGACTCAACAAAAGATCTTTTACTCATATCATATTTAAGGAAAGCAGATCCTATAGATCCATATAGATCTTGTTCTCTAATCTTTCTAGTTATGAGCTGAGTATTCTTTTCTTCAAAGTCTCTATAAACAGTTAAGATAACATCAGATAAGTTTGACCAATGAGCAGATCCAGATATTGAGTAAGAGTCCGGGATCTGATATTTGCCATTTGTTTCTCTGGGCATTTTTGTTGGATGAGCTACTACATAAAAAACAATATTATGAGTTCTGGCAAACCTCTTACATTTAGAAATGAAATCCCGGATCCATTCATCCTCTCTTTGATTATTAGATCTAACAGAGGAAATCTCATTGAAAGGATCCAGGACCATGGCTTTACAGCCAAACTTAAATATTGCTTGTTTACCAATGTTAAGAAGTAGATCTATATCCGGGACATGATCTTTGGTTTCTATAAAATAGAAATGCTTATGAATAAAAGCCATTCCCTCTGTAAGTTGCTCCTTAGACATTCGGTTTATAAATCCATGATCAAAAGATAATTGCAGATGCATCTGAACTAATCTTCTTATATGCATAGATACAGAATGCTCTGGACTAAAAAGACAAAACTTCCAGCCATGATTTTTTGCCATATTTAATAAGATCTGATCAAGCAGCAAACTTTTTCCGTGGTTAGGAACTCCAGTAACAACTTGGAAAGTTCCGGGCATAACTTTATAGATCTTATCTACACAATCAATTCCGGTAGATAATGGCTTTTCATAATTACCATCATAGAGATCCATGACATCATTAAAATAATCCCTAACAGAAAACAGGCCCTCTACGGGATATGGCTCAGCATCTTTTATAAGATCTATCAGAGATTGCTTTCCGTGTTTCTGCAATAGATCATTTGCATCTTTGACTCCATCTGTAGGCTTAACAAACCAGCAGAGATCTCTTCCAAACCTATGAACTAATTCTTTATGCAAAGCTTTTCCTGGCTCATCATTGTCAGTAAATATTATGATCTTCTTTGCATTAGGCAAGGGACTATTTTGTAAAGGAAAAAATCTTTTATCTTTCTCATCTCCTTTAAATTCTTTAGGTGCACCACCGGGCAGAGTTGTTGCATTCTTAAATCCACATTCATGCAGAGCACAAACATCCATTTCTCCCTCAACAAAAATAACTTCCTCAGACTTATAAATGTTGTCATAATTGTAAAGGATCTGTTTGGTGCCAGGTGTCTGGACAAATGTTTTTCTATTTCCTCTATACTTTACATTTGAAACAGATCCATCTGAATCAATATAATTAAAGGCAATCATATTTCTATCAGACTTAATTTTTAGATCATCAACTGTAGATCTATTTATTCCTCTGCTCTTAAAAAACTCATACATCTTTTCAGAGGGATCTTGGTTAGAGATCTTAGGCTTGAAATAATCTTTCTTTGGTTGAGGTCTTATATAAGATCCAAAGTCCTTTTTCCTACCACCTCTTCTATCACAATGATGGCAAAGCCAACGGATGCCCTCATGGTCTATAGTTACAGATAATGGTCTATCTCTTCCATTGTGAGGGGGTTGACACTCCCTACACTTTACTTTGTATCCACCATCAGAGGTTGATGGTAGGTTGATGCCCTCTTCATTGAGGATCTTTTGTAGGTCAAACATAATTTTACTCCTTTCATTTTGACTTTCATTTTATCCAGCCAACCAATTTATATTGGTTTTCTTTTCATTTGATATTTCATTTATTAATTCATCATCCCATCTACCTTGACTGAGCCATGTTGAAAAATGGGGGATGTATCTCAGTTCTGTTTTTTCTTGTTTCCAATGAACTATATATTTTTTTAGTCCTTTGTATATTACTGATGGATCTACATCTTTGATAGAAGTTGTATAACATTTTACAGCTCTAGCCTTTCCAACCTTTCTTGGATACAACAACCAACACTTCTCAAACTCAGTAGTTAGTATTAAATCTTTCTTATCATCTTTATTATTGGAGGACTTGGGTGTCCTAACGGGTAGGACTTCTGTTTCCAGAGGGGGGTGGACATTAGTGTCCATACTACTTATTTGAATAAAATATCTATTAGATGTTCCGGTTCTATGTTGGATGGAGACATAACCTTTCTCACATAACCAAGAAAGAGATCTCCTTATAGATCTATCAGTAACCCCACATAACTTGGCAAGATGTTTTTCACTTGGATAGCAACTATTTCTTTCATCAGCATATTCACATAGCCAAACTAGAACAAGTTTAGTGAGGGGAGTATTGCAGTCTAGGTTCTTTGCCCAAGCTACTGCTTGGAAACTCATAGGATCTTTATATTACCATTAGAACAGACCATGGCTAATGGACTACCCCAACAGTTATTTAAGATCCAGTCTCCTTTTTCAATGTAGCTTTTTTCATTTGATGGATATTCAACACTATCTCCAGCCATTTGATAAGTGTCATACATGAATGCTCTATATTTGTATTGAGCTTGAGTGAATGTAATCATCTGATTATTCATTTTAAATCTCCTATAAAATTCATTCCAAGATCCAAACTACTACAAAACGGATTCATCATCAAGAACTAATTTAATTTTTTTGTGTATTGATGTAGGATAACAAGATGTCAACAAGTAATACCAAACCTTTGCAAAAAGTTACCAACAAAAAAGGCAAATATAAAAAGATTACAGCAGATCTAAAAGAAAAGCTGAGGATCTTATTTGTCCAAGGAGTGGTTGATGACAAAGGGTTTAGGGACTTACCAAGTATCCGGGATCTAGCCAAAGGGTTTAACCTTTCTGAAAATACTCTGTATAAATTAGCACAAAGGGAAAACTGGCAAGAAAAAAAAGAGATCTTCCAAAATGAATATGAACAAGAATTAGATCAGATACGGATCAAAGAATTTGTTAAGGCATCAAAAAAGTTTGACTCCAAGTCATTAGAGATAGCTGAGATGTTATTGAGAAGAGTAGCCAAGACTATTACAGAAAAAGCTGATAGTAGTTTTGAAGAGTTCTCTCCTCAGCATCTTGATCAACTCTCCTCTGCATCTATGAAGATCCAGAAGTTTGGAAAGTTAGCTCTGGGGGAAACTACAGATAGGATAGATATTCATGCAACAACAGATGAAAAAGAAATATTCCAAGAAGCTATGGAACTCATTGAGCAAGTTGTCAGAGAAAGGCAACTTGATGACAACAGCTCTATACATTGATTGGGGTAAACAAGCACGGACAAAACAGCTCAGACCACTAGATGACCATTTCATTTGGTTAGTTCTAGCCGGGAGAGGTTGGGGCAAGACCAGATGTGGTGCTCAAGATTGTGTAATTTATGCCCTTAAAAATCCCGGAGTTAATTGTGCTGTAGTTTGTCCTACACATTCGGATCTGAGAAGAGTTGCCTTTAATGGATCATCTGGTTTGATGTCAATAATACCCAAAGAGCTTTTGATGGAAGATGGTAAACAAGCTGGATATAGTCTTACCCAAAATGAAATCCGACTGTATAACGGATCTAAGATCACGGGGTTTGCCGCCCAAGAACCAGATAGACTTAGAGGTCCTCAGTTCCATTATGCTTGGCTGGATGAGTTAGCTAGTTGGAGATACCCGGAAGCTTTTGATCAGTTGATGTTTGGATTAAGACTTGGCAAAGATCCTAAATGTGTAATCACTACAACCCCCAGGCCAACCAAAATTATCAAAGATCTAATGCAAAGAGAAGATACTATTATTACAACTGGATCTACATTTGAGAATCAAGATAACCTAGCTGAGAGCTCCTTAGCCATGCTCAGAGAAAGATATGAGGGCACTACTATGGGGAGACAAGAACTATATGCAGAAGTCATAGAGCAAACAGATGGGGCACTCTGGACTCCAGATATGATTGATAGAAAAAGACTGAAAGAAGATATAGATATACCACTACAGACAATCATTGTTGCTATAGATCCAGCAGTTACTTCTAATGTTGGAACATCAGATGAGACCGGGATCATTGTTGTAGGTAGAGACTTCAATAATCAGTATTATGTATTAGAGGACTTAAGTGGTGTGCATCCACCAGATAAATGGGGTAGAATCTCAGTTAGGGCATTCTATGATTGGGATGCTGATAGAATTGTTGCAGAGGTCAACAATGGTGGGGATCTAGTAGAAAGACTTCTCAGAACTATTGATAGGAATATTCCTTATAGATCTGTAAGGGCAACCCGTGGAAAGTTGCTAAGGGCTGAGCCGGTATCTGCTTTATATGAGCAAGAAAAGGTTAGTCATGTAGGATCTTTCCCAGAACTGGAATCTCAGATGTGCTCTTATACGGGATCTACTACAGAATCCCCAGATAGATTAGATGCTTTGGTATGGGGACTTTCTGAGATCAGTAGGACTTCCGGAAAAGCAGTATTTAGAGTGAGTTAAAAATATGGCTAATGACAACAGAAATTTCTTTCAAAGATTCTTTGGAAGTAAGATAGAAGAAGATGAGACCAAGCAAGTTGGTAGCATGGTTGGATATAACAAAGTAGGTAGTGATTCAAAGAGCTACAAATATCAAGATCTAGCAAAAGAGGGATACAAAAATAATCCTATTGTTTATAGATGTGTTAATGAGATCTCAAAAGGGATCTCTTCTATAGATTACAATCTTAAGAATGCTGATGATGAGATTATAGAAAATCATCCAATCATTGAGATCCTAAACAGACCAAACCCATTACAAAGTAGATCTGAATTTATCAGTAGTCTTATTGGCTATCTTATGCTTTCTGGTAATGCATATATTCTTGGAGTAGGAGCTGAGAACAGACCACCAAGAGAACTACATTTGTTAAGACCAGATAGAATAGAAATTAAAGGATCTGGTAGTCCAATCCCAGATAGATATTGTTATAAGATTGGGGGCAAGATGATTGGGGAATATCAAGTAGATCCAGAAACCGGAACATCAGATGTCAAGCACATCAAACTTTGGAATCCATTAGATGATTACTACGGACTCTCTCCATTGTCAGCAGCGGCAACTGAGATTGACCAGCACAATATGGCTGGTAGGCATAATATTAATCTTCTGGATAATGGCTTGAGACCAAGTGGAGCTATAGTATTCAAACCAACAGATGAGTCTGGTATTCCAACCAACCTAACAGATTCTCAAAGACAACAACTACAAACAGATCTTATGCAAAGATTTACAGGTCCGGGTAATGCCGGGAGACCAATGTTGCTTGAGGGAGATTTCTCTTTTCAAGAAATGTCATTGTCTCCAAAAGATATGGACTTCATTGCTATGAAGAATATGAGTGCTACTGATATTGCATCAGTCTTTGGTGTTCCATCTCAGTTAGTTGGAGTCCCGGATGCTCAAACTTATTCCAATGTCCAGGAGGCCAGACTTGGATTATATGAAGAAACAATTATTCCTTTATGTAAGAAACTAGAATCAGATCTTAATGAATGGCTGATGCCAATGTTTGATGAGAACCTAAAGATTGAGTTCAATACTGATGACATTCCAGCTCTTTCTGAAAGGAGAAGATTGATTTATGCAAATGTTACTCAAGCAGTAACTCAAGGAATTATGACAAGAAATGAAGCCAGAGAAAGATTAGGTCTCTCTCCATTAGATGGAGCTGATGATCTATATATATCTGCAACACTATTTCCTCTTGGAGCAGAGGCACCAGATGCCCCAGAAGAAAATGATAATCCAGAGGATGCAAAAGAATATGATCTGATGAAAGCAGACATAGAAGAACTGGATCAAAAAAAAACTAATTTCCCAGAAAGAGGATCTGATGAAAAGATCTCTTTAAGGAACTCCAACTATAAACAATTTGATTATTCATTTGCAGAGAATGTTAAGAATGGTGGATCTGTAGGTAAACAGATCTGGTCTGCTGGTGGTAATATCCGGGGCAATACTGCATTCACTTTATGGGGTAGAGCAAGGAAAGGAGAAAGTTCTCCCGGCATTGATAAGTGGATC